GGCGGACCTGAGCGAGGCGGACCTGAGCGAGGCGGACCTGCGCGGGGCGGACCTGAGCGAGGCGGACCTGAGCGAGGCGGACCTGCGCGGGGCGGACCTGAGCGGGGCGGACCTGAGCGAGGCGGACCTGCGCGGGGCGAACCTGCGCGGGGCGAACCTGCGCGGGGCGGACCTGCGCGGGGCGAACCTGCGCGGGGCGAACCTGCGCGGGGCGGACCTGAGCCAATGTAAGCAGTACGTTGCCGTCATTCAAGCATCCCTTGACAGCATCGTTGCCATTGACGACGACATTCGCATAGGCTGCCAGCGCATGACGTTGGCCGAGTGGCTGGAGCGATTCGAGGCTGTGGGGCGCAAAGCTGGCTACACCGAGCAGCAGATTGCGGAGTACGGCGTTTATTTGAGGGCGATCCGGGACGTGCTGGAGGTGAGGAACAATGAAACGACTAACAGATAACGAACTCGACGCGCTGGAGGCGGCGCTAGCGAAGGCCACGCCGGGAGAGATAACGCTGGTTCCGAACGCTGGCATTGACGATGAACCGGACGAAAGATACTGGGCCATCGAAGCAGGCCAAGGATACTACGACGGCACAAATAGAGGGTTTCGGCTCACCGGGTTTATCAGCGCTGCCGACTCTCGTCTCATCGCCCTCGCCCACAACGCCCTCCCCGCCCTGCTCGCCGAACTCCGCGAATTGCGCCGGCTGACTACGCCGGAACCGATCAGCGAGAAACATCGGGACTGGAATTGGTGGCTGGTGTGGGAGCCCGGATTCGAGCACTGGTTCAAGGCGCGGTGGCGTCATGAGGCGTGGGATCTGGGTTGGCAAAATTTGCTGGGCACCCCCACCCACGCCCTGCCGCTGCCGGGGATGCCGGAGCCACCGGCGGCGAGGGGGCAGGAGTGAGAAATGACGATCAATCAGATGCACCTAGAAGCCGCCCTCGCCGACCCCTTGGTCAAGGCCGAGATCATCGACCTGATCTACCGCAACGTGGCCGATTGGGCGTGGCCTGCGGCGTACATGAAACTGGCATCGCCGGAGGAATGGCGAAAGGCGGTGAAGGGATGACCCGCACCTGTCGCCTCTGCGACCAACCGCGCCACGAGAAATCATCCATGCCGCTGTGTCACGCGCATCTCAACGAATACCGAAGAGCGCAAGACAAGCGGCGACGTGGGCCGGCCAAGCGGCGCGGAGGAAAATATCAACCGAAGTGCAAGCATTGCGACGAGCCGCGCCGGGAAGGCATCCAGTACGCCCTTTGCGCGGAGCACTACCGCGAGATGCTCGCACAGCGGGCTCGCGCCAAGGGCATTCCGCCGCGTCAGTACTTCGACCCGGAGAAATGCACCCGGTGCGACGAGCCGCGCACGCAATATGGCTCGCTCTGCCTTGCCTGTGACCGGGCGGCGAAGGAAGCGAAGCGCCGCGAGATGGGCATTGCGCCGAGGGCTGCGGCGAAGCCGAAGGTCTGCCGAATCTGCGGGTCCGCTGGTCCACTGGCGACGGCGACTGGCAAGTTGTGCGTTGGGTGCTCCGAACAGCGCAGGGCGGCCAAGGCAGCGAAGAAGAAGCAGAGGCAGTGCGTTGCAGAGTCGGCCCCTCCGGCCCACCGGTGGAATACGGCGTTCCCCGGCAAGGGCCTGACCGAGGCCGTGCAGAAGCCGGTGGCGGTCGTCGACATCGTGATTGGCCCCGAAGCCTTCGAGCGGCCCAAACCGGTGGACATCCGCGGGCACAAGGTCACGCGGGTTCCGGCGGCGGGGGAGTGGGGGCGGTGAACCTCTACAACGAAATCGACCCCTACGCCGCGCAGTGGCTCCGCGGCCTGATCAATGCCGGGGAAATCCCGCCCGGCGACGTGAACGAAACCCCCATCGAGAACCTGAATGCAGACGACCTTATTCGATACACCCAATGCCATTTCTTCGCCGGAATCGGCGGATGGCCGCTTGCCCTGCGTCTCGCCGAATGGCCCGACGATGAGCCAGTCTGGACCGGCAGTTGCCCCTGCCAGCCATTCTCCGTTGCCGGGAAGGGCCTCGGCGAAGACGACCCGCGCCACCTCTGGCCTGCGTTTCGGAAACTCATCGCCCAGTGCCGCCCTAACGTCGTCTTTGGTGAGCAGGTTGCGGGAGCGGCTGGATTGCGATGGCTCTCTGGAGTACAAGCTGACGTGGAGGAAGATTCGTACCGGCTGGGGTTTGCGGAGCTTTGCGCTGCGGGCGTCGGGGCGCCCCATATCCGACAGCGATTGTTCTGGGTGGCCGACTGCCCGGAGCGAGCATGCGGAGAGCAGTGGGGCGCGGATCAGTCGAGGCGTAGCGGATACGCTGACGGCGGTGGCGCGGCTGGTGGGCTGGCTTTCCCCAACAAAGCAGGATGCGGCGCACGCAACGCTTTCACCGGCGCAGGCGAATCGAAATGGCAGTTTGGTAAATCAGGCTTACCTCTCCGGCTGGACTACGCCCAACGCTCGCGACTGGAAGAGCGAGACGGGCAGCGAGAACAACACCTACGACAAGACGCCGAACTTGTCGCGGCAGGTCACTGCGCATGGTCCGACTTCGACATCCTCCACTGCCTCGACGGAAAAGCGCGGCGCACTCAATCCGGACTTTTCCCGTTGGCTCATGGGGTATCCGGTCGAGTGGCTATTCGCCGCGCCGGTCAAGAGCACTGGTACTCGCGGACGGGAACGCTCCGCGGATTCGGTAACGCCATAGTGCCCCAAGTGGCCGCTGAATTTATCAGGGCGTATATGGATGTTGCATGACGATTGCCCACTGCCGCGCCGAGCAACTGCGCTGCGCGGCGAATTACGAGGACGCGGGGGCGCGTCTGGGGATGAATGATTGGTTCGCAGAGGAGTATTTGATGGAGATGGGAGATTACAAGCATTTTTTGGCAACAAAAGCCGATTTGGGATGTTCTGACGGATTCGCCGCAAGATTTATTCCGTCGATGGCGTTTGGCTTTCAGCGATCACTAATTGAGTGGTCATGTCGAAAAGGGAGGGCCGCGCTGTTTGCGGATTGCGGGTTGGGAAAGACGTTGATGCAGCTGACGTTTGCCGACAACGCATGTAGGCATACCGGAAAGCATTCGCTCGTGTTGACTCCGCTTGCCGTTGCGGGGCAAACAATCACCGAATCCGAAAAGTTTGGAATTGAAGCTTTTCGATCAAAACAAGGCGAGTTGCCAGGCACGGCATCGGTAGTGGTAACAAACTACCAGAGGCTGGAGAAGTTCGATCCAGATGACTTTGGGGCGGTAATCTGCGATGAGTCGTCGATCCTGAAAAACTTCGACGGAGCGACAAAAGCGGCTGTAACTCAGTTCATGCGAACTGTTCCGTATCGGCTGCTATGCACGGCAACGGCCGCGCCAAATGACTATATGGAGTTGGGGACCTCGGCTGAAGCGCTTGGCTACATGGGCTACTACGATATGCTCTCAAAATTCTTCAAGCGCGAAAATGGCACCGGAGGAGTGGCCTGGGGACGCGACACGTACCGGCTTAGGTCTTATGCAGAGCGTGACTTTTGGCGATGGGTAGTCTCGTTTTCGCGGGCGGTTCGCCGTCCATCGGACGTTGGGTTTACTGATGATGGGTTTGACCTCCCCGCCTTAACAATGCGCGAGCACGTCATCCGCGCCTCAAGGGCCCGCGAGGGGCAATTGTTCGATACGCCGGCCAGGACTTTGCCGGAGCAAAAAGAGGAGCGTAGGCGCACAATTAAAGAGCGATGCGAGAAGGTCGCAGAACTGGTATGCGAGCACGACTCGTCTGTAATGTGGTGCCATCTCAACCCAGAGGGAGATCTTCTCAAAAAGCTGGTCAAGGGCGCGGAGCAGATTTCAGGCGCTGACGACGACGAAAAGAAGGAAGAGCTATTGACTGCGTTTTCAAGCGGGCAATTGTCTCGCCTGATTACAAAACCCCAGATTGCAGGGTATGGATTGAATTGGCAGCGATGCGCTCACCAGGCGACATTCCCATCTCACTCGTTTGAGCAGTTTTACCAAGGCGTTCGGCGTTGCTGGCGGTTCGGACAAAAGCGCGATGTAGTGATCGACATGGTATCAAGCGAAGGCGAGGCCGGAGTGCTGGCTAATCTCAATCGCAAGGCCGCGCAGGCCGAAAAGATGTTCGCCAATATGGTCGAGTTGATGAACAACGAACTTAAAATCGACAGATCCACCACATTCAAAAAGGAGCAGGAGGTGCCAGAATGGCTGTAAACGATCAGGTAATAACGCAGAACTACGCCGCATACAATGGCGATTGCATTGAGGTAATGGGAGGGCTAAAGCCTCAGTCGATCCATCTTTCAGTGTACTCGCCGCCTTTTTGCGGACTCTACCACTACTCATCGAGCGACAGGGACTTGTCCAACTGTCGGAGTTATGAGGAGTTTTTTGCTCATTACGACCACGTTATTGATGAGATCGGACGGTTGACCATACCTGGCCGATGCACGGCTGTCCACTGCATGGACGTGCCAGACAATGGGGCCAATGTCGGAGGGGACCTTATTGACTTTACCGGCGACATTATTCGTGCCCACAAAAAGCACGGATGGTCATATGCCGCCAGATACCACGTCTGGAAGGAGCCGCTGGAGGTTCGCAACCGTACCATGGCGAAGGGGCTGGCGCATCGGCAAATGGTCGAGGATTCCACTCTTTGCGACGCAGCCGGGGCCGACTACGTTTTGTTGTTTCGCAAGAAGGGAGAGAACCCTATCCCTGTCACTCATGCTCAAGGTCTCATGCGATACGCCGGATCGCGGCCGATACCGTCCGAATTGATTCAGTACCGTGGGTGGAAAGGTAATCAGATCGAAAACAGGTTTAGTCATTGGATTTGGCGACAATACGCATCAGCATTTTGGGATGACGTTCGACTAGAGCGAGTACTGCCATACCGCGAAGCACGCGAAAGCGAGGACGAGCGCCACATGCACCCGCTGCAACTGGACGTGATTGAACGTACGGTAGTTCTTAGGACCAATCCTGGCGAAGTCGTGCTGACTCCGTTTATGGGAGTCGGCAGTGAGTGCTACGGAGCGCTGATTAATGGTCGCAAGGCTATCGGCGCGGAACTGAAGGACAGCTACTACCGGCAAGCGATTAAAAACCTAGCGTCGGCGAAGGTTGGCATCGACTTCGACGATGACGATCGTCAGATTGACATGTTCGAGGAGGTCGATAGTGACTAACGAAATCGAAGACTTGAAGCGCGACTCTGCCCGTTTGACCTGGCTGATCGCCGAGGCGCTCGAAGGACACCACCACCTAGCGCGGGCTGGCGTCGACCAGCACAGCGTGCGGGCGTATGTGGATCACCACATGGCACCGGCCAACGCCGACTCCGAGCGAGCGCGGTGGTGCGAGGAGATGTACGCTGCGGTGTCGTGGTGCACGCTGACTCAGAAGTGGGACGTAATCTGGTACGAGGAAGCCTATAAGCGGCATGTCCCGGACCCCGACCGCAACACCGCCATTGACAAGGCGCGGGGGGTGGTGAAATGAGCATTTACGTGCGCCGCAAGACACCCGAGGATGCCCAGACAGCACAAGCCGAGCACGAGATCACCCGTCCGTATCTCGAGCGCCGGATCGCCGAACAGCAACGCGAAATCATCGCCGGCATGGTGCGGATCCAGCGTTGGAAAATCGATTGGTCGCCACAGGCCCTGAACCGGCTCCGCGAGGATGTCCGGGACGTGGATATGCGAGCAGAAATCCTAATCGAACTACAGACAAAACTGAGGAGATTACATGATTAACGAAGTAACGAAAGATGAACCAAGGAGATTGCATGATTAAAAGCGTCACGAAAGATGAACTGGAGCGCTTCTTCGCTCAGGCTCCGCTGGCCGCCGAGAAGTTGTACGGGCAGGACCAGGCCGAGCTGATCGCCAATGCGGCGAACGATAATGACGCCGTCTGCGAGATCGTCCAGGGGCTCGCCGAGGATGATCGCTTTGACGATCTCACCAAATGCGCCAGCATGTTCGTCTACGCCTTCCAACTGGGGCGGGAATACGAGCTGTTTCGGGTGAAGGAATCGCTGCGGGGAGGGAAGTGATGCTAGTGAAATTTGAGCAGGTTGATGGTCAAGAGATTTGGATAAACCCGGACCACGTTTTGGTAGTGCGCCGCCTTACGGAGTACATGAACGGTGAGGCTGTTTCAGCTTGCAAGACCGTAATAATGGTGAGTGGCGTAGGGATTACTGTAACTAATCCCCCCGAAGAGGTTGCTGAAAAGTTGTTTCCAAAGACGCGGAAGAAGAAGAGAGAAGAAAAGGAGAAACGCAATGCCAGTGAAATTTGAGCAGGTTGACCGCCCACCGATCTGGATCAACCCGGACTATGTTGATTCGGTGGGATATCGAATGGAAGTGGACATTGACGCCGGTCAGTTTGTTTCGCAGGTTGTCGCTGGATGGGTTGAGATTGGCATGGCTGGGGACAGCTCTCGAGGCTACATCGTTCTCGGCACCCCCGAAGAGGTTGCTGAAAAGTTGTTTCCAAAGACGCGAGCCCAGGCGACGAAAGAGCGGCCGGCCGCAATTACCGAATCACTAAAAGATGAGGTACAGGTAAATCCCCAGAGAACATGCCTGACGTGCAAGTGGTACGAGGGTCCCGAAGTCCCTTGGGCGAATTGCAAATTCCCCCTGCCTCCGCTGCCGTTGGTAATCACGGATCAGCTTGTCTATCTATGGACTCCTGATCTAGCAGCAACCAACTGCCCGACCTGGGAGGAGAAGGATGAATTTGTCTCCGTGGAGTCGCCTCATGTGTGAGAAGAGATGCGATGCTGGGATTGCGGGAGCCGATGAAAACAAGGTTGAGATCTACCTGAACCGGCTTATCCAAGCGCGTGAGGCCATCCACGAACTGTCTGCCCACCGGGATGGCCTTGCTGGCGAGGTACTTCGGCTGCGAGCGGCTCTAAAGACTATCCGGTTCAACCTTGTTGGCGACGGGAAAGAACTTCCCCAATCGGATGGTTGTGTGCGGTACAACTCGCTCCTTGCTCTTGAGAATATAGATCAGGCGTTGGCCGTCGAGCCGCACGATTACGTCGAGGCGGCGAAAGCCGAGCGTCAGTTCCTTGGTGCCGCCTTGGCCTACGCAGATGCCAAAGCCGAGATCTCAGTCGAAGAGAATGAATATCGAAGGGCGCTGACGGCACTTCGCTGCTCACGGGGGATGAGATGAAAGCTGATTGCATGGAGGTTTCTGAAGCACCTGAGAAGAAGTGCGGGACGTGCAAGTGGTTCGATAGGTATCGAGTTACGAGGGATGGTGGCGCTGGAATTTGCGAATTCCCTATTCCCGCCCTGCCATTGGCGGTGATTAGTCTATTCGAGGATGCTTTCTTGCTGTCACAGCCTTCTGTCCCTGCGTATAGCGATGACACCAACTGCCCAACCTGGGAGGAGGCCGATGCAACGCATCCTCCACATCTCGCTGAATGAGTCTTCCATGCTCAATCTATTGGCGCAAGAAATAGAGCATCCTGGCGCAATCCTCAAAAAAATCAAAGGCGATTTCAGGTTGAGCGTGAACGAATGGTGGGGATCCTGGGACGACTGCCATATAAAAGCAGAGCCGTTTCAGCAGCCATCAGGCAATCGAGGAATCAAGATAACCGCAGTTCTGAAGGAGAAATTATGAAAGTGAAAGAGTTGCTGGCTGATCCGGCGCGATGGACAAAACGAAGTTTTTCCAGAGATAAATGGGGCTATCAAATACATCCCAGGGACGAGCAAGCAATCTGCTGGTGCATTGCAGGAGGGATAGAGAAGTGCTACCCGGACTTTGAAGAAAAGAAAGAAGCACGTAAAAAAATACTTCGCGTCATTGACCCAGAAATTGATCCTGAGAATGCAATTCTGTTGTCAGAGACAATCATCAATGTCAACGATTCCGCCACCCACGCCGAACTCATGAAGATCCTCGAAGAAGCTGACGTGTAACCCCATGAAAATGATCTACCTACTCCTCCTCTGCGTCCTCTCCGCCGTTGCCGGCGCGAGTCACGTCTACATCCTGATTACCAAGGAACTCAGCTCCCTCGAGGTCTGTGTCTTCGTCTTCCTGGCAACCGTGGAGTTGATCCTCATCGCTGTCGCGGCAGCCACGCTCGCGAGGGAGATATGAAGCCTTCTTCTGGGCCTTCTTCTGGGCCTTCTTCTGAGCCTTCTTCTGAGCCTTCTTCTGAGCCGGCGTCTGAGCCGGCTTCCCCCGACCCTCCCACTACCCACCTCCCCTCCGAAGCCGAGGTCACCCGTTACATCCTACGGTGGGCCATCGACCGGGGGTGGCGGTGCCACCGGAATCACGTTGGGGTCTACTACACCCGCGACGGCCGGCCGCAGCGCATCAACGACCCAGGCATGCCCGACTGGCTGTTCCTCCACCCGGAGCATCCACCGGTCTGGGTCGAGGTCAAGCGGCCCCGCGAGCGCCCCCGGAAGATCCAGCGCGAGTACATGGCCGTGCTCCAGCACCGCGGGTTCCGTGTCTGCTGGGTCTCTTCAGTGGAGGAACTCGAACGCAAGTTCGCGGAGTGGGGGCTGCTCTCGTGAACTCCCCCATCATCCTCCGGCCCTTCCAGGCCATCGCCCTCGACCAGATCCGGCAGGCCATCCGGGACGGAATCCGGCGCATCCTGCTCGTCGCCCCCACGGGCGCCGGGAAGTGTCTCGGGAAAGGCACACCAGTACTCATGGCAGATGGATCTACAAAGCCAGTAGAGGGCGTGACCATTGGCGACGCAGTGATGGGACCAGACTCACTTCCAAGGCGTGTAACGTCTATTTGCAATGGCACGGAACGAATGTACCGAGTAAGCCCAAAGAAGGGGGAAGCGTGGACCTGCAACGAATCGCATGTCCTGTCATTAATCTCTAACCATACAGACTGCGGCCTAGTGAAGGGTGGCGTCTACAACATGTCCGTTCGTGAATACCTTGCATTAAATCGCACAAAGAAGCACATCCTTAAGCTTTACAGGCGAGGGGTTAGTTTCCAGGCGCGAGAGGTTCCAATTGACCCGTACTTCCTAGGCGTCTGGCTAGGTGATGGGCATTCGGCCAGTGCCCGTATCACTAACATAGAGCCAGAGCTAACTGAATACCTTAAAGCCTTCGCTGAGATCAACGGGTGCACGTGCAAGCTTTACCAGGACACCAGAAGCAAGGCGGTCATTCACAGTATCACAGGAAAGCGCGGGGGAGATCAGGTAAACAACAAATCCATCCATCGAAAGCTAGACCACCTTGGCGTTCTAAATAATAAACACATTCCGCAAGAGTACCTGCAGAACGACCGAGCGACAAGGCTATCTTTATTGGCCGGGTTGCTTGACACTGACGGACATCTAACGAAAAACTACTACGAAATATCGACGGTATCGAAAAGGCTCTGCGACGACATTCTGTATCTATGTCGATCACTTGGGATGGCTGCCTACGCCGCCAAGGCCGTCAATAAGTACTCCCTGGCTTATCGGATTACAATTTCAGGGCACTTACAGGACATCCCCTGCATCGTTCCGCGCAAGCAAGCCAAAGCTAGGGGTCAAATAAAGGATGCCCTAAATGTAGGTTTTTCAGTTGAGGATATCGGCATAGGAGAGTACTTTGGATTCACGCTTAGCGGTCCAGATCGCCTATTCATGCTGGGCGATTTTACTGTCACCCATAACACCACTATCGCCGCCGCCCTCATCGAATCCGCCATCGCCAAGGGTAACCGCATCCTCTTCCTCGCTCACCGCAAGGAACTCATCGACCAGGCCAGCGCCCGCCTCGACGGAGCCGGCGTTCCCCATGGGGTCATCATGGCGAACCACTGGCGCGACCGGCCTCGCCTCCCCGTGCAGGTCGGATCCGTCCAGACCATCATCCGGCGCGATCTCCCCTGGACCCCAAATATCGTCATCATCGACGAGTGCCACCGCGCCCGCGGCGAGTCGTACCAAGAGGTCCTCCGGCAGTGCGGCAACCCGGTCGTCATCGGGCTCACCGCTACCCCAGTCCGTACCGATGGCCGGGGCCTCGGCGGGAATCTCTTTCACACGATGGTCCAGTGCCCGCAGATCGGGGACCTCATCCAGCTCGGCTACCTCGTCCCGCCCATCACCTACGGCTGCGTCGGCGTGGACCTTGCGGGCATCGGGAAATCCGCGGGCGACTACAAGACCGACGAACTCGAGTCCCGCATGAACACTGCCCAACTCGTCGGCGACGTCGTCGAGCAGTGGCGCAAGCACGCCTCCGACCGGGTCACCGTCGTCTTCGCGGTCAGCGTCAAGCACTCGCAGGCGATCACCGAGCAGTTTCGCAAGGCCGGAGTCGCCGCCGAGCACCTCGATGGCACCACTGCCCGCCCCACTCGCGAGGGCATCCTCGCCCGTCTGGCCTCCGGCAGGACCCAGGTCGTCGTCAACTGCGCCGTCCTCACCGAGGGATGGGACTGCCCGAGCGTGTCGTGCTGCGTCATCGCCCGCCCCACGATGTCCCTCTCCCTCTACCTCCAGATGGCGGGACGGGCCCTGCGCTCCCACCCCGGCAAAACCGACTGCCTGATCCTCGACCACGGGAACTGCTGGCAGCGCCACCTCCTCGTCGATACCCCGCGGGAGTGGGAGCTGTCCGACGACAAGCCCAAGAAGAAATTCGAGGCCCTCCCCAAGGAGGAGACCGTCAAGGTCTGCCCCGAGTGCTTCCGGGTCTGCCCCCCGAGCGAACTCGCGTGCGCTTGCGGGTACGTTTTCTCTGTCCGCAAGCAGTTGCCGGCATCACGCCCCGGCGAACTTCAGATCATCGACCCCACTATCGCTGTGCAATCCCTGCCGCCCGAGGCCCAGCGGGACTACGACTGGTGGATGCACCAGCAGCACACGCGGACGAAGTCCGACGGTACCCCGTATTCTAGAGGGTACGCCTTCGCGAAGTTCGTCAACAAGTACAAAACCAAGCCGCCCTACCGCTGGAAAATCGCATGGGAAATCAAGAACCTCAGGAAGAAAACATCGTGACCCTTTTACTCAGGAAAACATCGTGACCCTTTTACTCAGGAAAACATCGTGACCCTTTTACTCAGGAAAATCTCGTGACCCCTTTACTCCTACTTACCTCCACACTCCCGCTACTCAGGAAAATCTCGTGAGCCTATCCAACGCGCCCACCAACATGTCCCTTGCCGACGCCGCCATCTCCTACGCCCGCGCCGGCTGGCCCGTCCACCCGCTCAAGCGGAGGGACAAAATCCCCGCGTCCCCGCACGGCTGCAAGGACGCCACCTTCGACGCCGACCGCATCCGCGAGTGGTGGGAGCAGATCCCCGACGCCAACATCGGCATCGCCACCGGCCACGGTTTCTTCGTCGTCGACCTCGACGGTCCTGCCGCCGCGCTGTGGGCCGACGCCAACGAACTCCCCGACTCGCTCACCGCCATCACCGCGAAGGGCCGCCACCTGTTCTACGCCCTCCCGCCGAACACGAGCGTCCGCAACAGCGCCGGCCAGGTCTACCCCGGCGTCGACATCCGCGGTACCGGGGGCTACGTCGTCGCGCCGCCGTCCGTTCACCCCAGCGGGCACATCTACCAGTGGCTCGACCTCGACGAGGCCCCCTCCCGGTCTCTGCTCACCACCGCCCCCGACTGGCTCGTCGCCCTCGTCGCCACCTCCGAGCGCCGCCAGCCCTCCCCGCAGAGCCGCTTCAGCCTTCCTCCCTCCATCCGCAAGGGCACCCAGCACACCACGCTGTTCAAGTACGCCTCCTCCCTCCGCGCCCGCGGCATCCCCGAAGATGAGATCCTCAACCGGGTCCTCCGCGCCGCCCAGACGTGCGAGGAGGTCCCACCCGACCAGAACGTCAGGCGGATCGTCGAGTGGGTTATCAGCAGGTATTCGCCGAACATCACACTCAGAAAATCTGATAGCAACGCACTCACATTTCCCAATACAAACGCACTCACATTTCCTGATAAAAACGCACTCACATTTCCTGATAACACAGACGACGACGACGGATCCGGCAACCCGAAAATCAAGCCCAACGCCATCGGCGCCGGCATCCTCGCCGACCACCGCGTCATCAACGTGGACGGGCTCCTCTACGAATACGGCGTCAATCACTGGAAGCAGATCACCACCGAGCGCCTAAAATCCCTCGCCGCGGAGCGCGACGGCAACGCCTGGACAACCCAGCGCCGCCGCGCCGAGGTCGCCGACTTCATCCGGGCCACCACCTACCGCCGAACGCAGCAGTGGCGTCTCCTCCAGCCCTGGGAGGTCGCCGTGGGCAACGGCGTCGTCGACCTCCGTAGCGATACCCTCACACTCCGGCCGCACGACCCCGAGGACTACCTCCAGGCCTGCGTCCCCGTCCCCCTCCAGCCCGACGCCACCGCCGACTGCCTCATGCGCTGCCTCGACACCTACTTCGGCGGGGACGACGACGGGGAGGCCAAGAAACTCGCCCTCCAGGAGTTCTTCGGCTACTGCCTGATGTCCCACGCCAGATACAAGAAAGCACTCCTCTGCTACGGCGAATCCAACTGCGGCAAGAGCACCATCCCCTTCCTGCTCCGCGAACTCGTCGGGGCGGAAAATATGTGCGCCGTCTCCGTTCAGGACATGGACGACCCGCGCAAACGCGCACCCCTAAGGGGCAAACTTATCAACGCTTTAACCGAACTCCCCACCGACGCCATGATCGCGGACGGCGGCTTCAAAACCCTCGTCTCCACCGAGGAGCCAATCCAGTTCGACGAGAAGTTCCTCCCGGCGATCATGGACATCCCGATTGCCAAACACGTCATCGTCACCAACAACCTGCCGGCCATCAACGACCGATCCCGCGGCACCTTCAACCGGCTGCTGCTCATCCAGTTCAACCACGTCATCCCGGAGTCCGAGCAGAACAAAAAAGTCTGGGACGAGCTGCGAAACGAGATCGAGGGAATCCTCCTCTGGGCCCTCGAGGGAGCGCAACGTCTCTACCAGCGCGATGGCAGATTTACGTCAGCCGGCGCCACCGAGATCGAGGAGTACCGCAACGAGCAGAACCCCGTCCTCGAGTGGATCAACGAGGCCTGCGAGCGCGACCCGGAAGCGCGCACGTTCGTCACCACTCTCCGGGAGCAGTACTGCCGCTGGGCAGGCAAGGCAGTCTCGCCCAAGTTCTTCGTTGGATGCCTGAAGTCCGCCGGCTTCGAGATCACCCCGAACCCGGTCTGGATCAACCTGAAGAAGGGGAGAGCGGTCGTGGGGCTGCGGCTGGTGTAGCCGGAGCGGGTTGCGACTAGTGTAGCCGGAGTCGGCTGCGGCTGGTCTGAGCACGGGGGGGGTACGTTAGCCCCCCTCTCGTTCGCATTCTCCTCCTCCCCCCCGCCAGCCCTCATACCCTACCCAACTCACCACCTTCGCCTTCTCTTCTCCCAACCTGGAACCCAAAACCCACCCGGAACGCTTGCCGGAAGACCTTTTTTCGCCCCCTCTTTTCCAGCTATCTCTATCATTCTATATATACTTATATATATTGGAACATATGGAACAGGATATATATATATAAGCTATAGGGTATAGGGTATAGTATATATAGGGTACAAAGAGAGAAAAGATATAGCTAAATAGGGGGGTGGCGTTCCCCGCGTTCCGGCGTTCCGAGGGTGGGGGTCGTAAAGCCGGCAGAAAATCAAAACCGGGTGGGGGTCCTGGAATAATTTACGCCAGCAATCAAGAGGAAACCGGGCGCCAGCGCATCGGAGGAGTCTGTCTGGTAGTTGGAGGCTGAACGTGGGTAGCGATTGCGTGGCGGGGCGTTAGAGCGCGAAAAGCGAAAAACGGGGAGATCGGGAGTGTGGGGGAGCGAAAATGGAGCAGGGGGGGGGAGCGAAAATGGAGCAGGGGGAAGCGAAAGAATCCGAAATCGGGAGCGTGGGGACGTATGTTTATACGCGGGCGGCCGCTCGCCAGGCTGAGGGGGGTGGCGGTGGGGTGGGTCCTCGCGCGGGCGCGTTATTTGATTGCCTGCCCACATTTGGGACACGACGAATCGCCCAAGCTAGGCGTTGTAAATTGTTGAAAAGATTGGGGTTCAGCCGTGAAAGCAGCATCAATGGTATCGCCTATGCCCAAATCGCCTAAGATATTTCGGAGCATCGCCTCAGTCGATTCTGTATCGAGTGCATGGATATGCCTGATCTCGCTTCTGGAAACAAACATACCCGCTGCTCTCGCAATCAACTCTGTCGCCCTGAGCGCAATCCCCGGTTGCTCATGACGCGAGAGCTCCAGCCATCTATCGTAACAGTACTGAGATGCCGTAGTACTATCCGTCCCAATAGTCCTAGATTCAATCCATCGGGTAACAGCCTCTAGCGCACGTTTATTTGAGTCTATCGCTATCAACCTACTTGCGCTTGCCGATATCACATTATCGGGTGTTTCGAGTGTATGATTATATGCTTCCCTGTATGCATCTAATCTGCTAACCCCACAGGCAGTGAGAATGATGAATCGCCTGTGGCGTACGGGTATATCCTCTAGTGCGCGGGAAACCTCCCGTGGATACTGGACAATCGTGTCCTGTTTTAGCTGTCGGATCAGGTCATTCATTGAATTATTTTAATAAGAAAATGCTTGCAAACCTGGGAAAATGGGTTATTCTGGGTTTGTCACTGAGTGGTTCTAAACGAGTTAGCGTGACGAGAATGGAGGCAGCATGGTAATGACAACACGCCAAGGAGCAATATCAATCCTGAAGTCCATCGATCCAAATGGGACCTGGTCGGATGAGGATTGCATAGCGGAGGGTATCGAACCGCTAACGCTAGAGGAAGCTTTGGAGATGATTCGGGAAATGGAGGGAGAAAACTAATGATGAGGAAGTTTGAACAGCCATGGACCGACATCGAACCTGAGGAAGCGATTCAGGTTTTAGAGCACTGGTTTTCCGCTATCGGCATCGGGTTTGACCCATGTTGCGACCAGTACGGATATACGGATGAGACGTTCCCTGATCAGGAAACGCGCGATCAGTATGGTCTAAGCATGATGGCTGCATGGCATTGCTTGGGTGCAGAAGAATTAATGGAGCATGCCGCCCGGATCATGCAGCGAATACTTCACGGCAGCAGCGAATAGTCGAAACGGCCCACGGGCCGTCCGTGGGGGATAGCCTCCCCGCGCTGATGAGACAGGCTAGAGGAGACATTGAGCTATGGAATTGATTAGAGTATGGCGGAAAGAAGGATTCACCCTAAGGATATGGGACACCTTCAAGCGAGACCGCATGGGGAAGTCGGTACTCCGGTACGAGTTTAAGGACGGCCGAAAGGTCATCTTCTCCGGTACAGACTTCGACTGTGGGGCATTGACACCGATAGACTCGCTTGATTGCGCGTACGCTCTTCTTGGGTTCTTCTCACTACGGCAAGGGGATACCGATAGCGAGTACTTCGACTCATACAACGCAAGCCAGATAGACTGGCGCGACTCCGGTCGGGCGGAGTACCTGGGCATGATGGTCTATGAGTGGGAGGAGCGCAAGGCAGCCTAGACCCCTGTCCCTAGCCCGCCGTGGCGGGCCGGGGAGAGCGGTTTAGCTCTGGAGGAGATATATATATGTATACCAAGACTAATTTTCAGATTGCCAAATTGGCGGCGAAAGAAGCATCCCGTTTCACCCTGGCAGGCATCTACATCACGCCTGTAGAGACGGTGGCAACGGACGGGAAGCGGTTAACCCGCGTAAAGGCCGCCGAACGCGGCGCCGACTTCCCGCCCTTCCTGATGTCGGCCGCCCAAGCTATTGATGCGGCGAAGCACGCCGGAAAGGGTACTGCTACATTCGCGCCGGACACCCATAGCAACGGACACGTCACGGTTCAGGCCGGCGCCGTTACCCTGACGGCAGATAAACCGGTTGGCTCTTTCCCGGACTATCAGCGCGTCATCCCCCGGGTAGATGACACCTGGCAACGTATCACGTTCGACCCCAAGCTGATGAAAGAGATACTAGACTTGCACGCGGCGGGCGGCCCTGCCGTAACCATGTACATGAAGGACGGCAGCGCCATCGTCCTCGAGACAACGGGCGGGACTCAGGATATGCAATCCCTTCTCATGCCGATGCGGGCGGAGAAGGTAGGGAGGTACTAGATGAGATTCGATAAGAAAACTACAGCCGCATGGCTCGACGAACTCCGGGCGGACATCCGCCCCGGAGATACCATCATCACCGTGTTACGCGGGGTGGCGAAGTCAGGAATGTCGCGTCACATTGACGTATACCGATTCTACGTCGAGGACGGGCAGGTCCGCCGCCAGTGGCTCTCGCCACGCGTGGCCGCCGTGTGCGGATTTCAGTACGACGATAAGAAAGAATGCCTGAGGGTGTCCGGGTGCGGGATGGACATGGGGTGGCATGTAGTGTACGAATTGTCTGGCAGGTTGTTCGGCGATGGAAGATTACTGAAACAGGAGTGGCTCTAAAATGAAAGACACAGTAAAATCAGCCCGCCGCCGCTATCGGCAAGCGGTGAGGGACGCATGGATGGAAGTAGACGTACGGTCTGACCGTCCGGTCACGCCGTCAAGAATGATCGCCCGCCGCATCGCCGCCCGCACGGGACTCCCTGTCGAGGTGGTGACGGCGGGGGTGCGGGAGGAACCCGCTCGCCGGGGCCGCATCCTGCAAGAGCAGACGTACCGCCGCCTGGTCGCGGCTGGCGGTGATGATTTGGCGGTGATGTTGGGGGGGGTGTCGAGTGAAGGCGAATAGATATCTCCACTGGCACCAGAACCGCCGCCTGGTCGCCTCAATGGAGGCGCACCTGTCGGCCGGCGGCGCCGTAGTGGTCGCCACCGCCGACGGGCCCTGAGCAAGTGATTACAGGAGAAGAGGACATTATGACGATCACGGAAACAGCCAGCCGAGTGCTCGAGACACACCAGGCACACATGATCCGCCCGCGGAAGGGCGGCGGATACGATGCGAAGCCATGGGGCGGGGGGAATAATCGAGGGTGGGTGATCCTCGACGGAGTTACGGCGCGGGCCATTGCGCTAGTCATGGGGGCGGTGAGCCCGGAGAATCGAGAAAAGCTCGAATCACTCCCCTTGGATCGAATCATCAGGTTCTGCTGGAAGCACACCGCATAAACCGCCAACCATCCGGGAATCCCGGATGGTTCGATAACGATGAGGAGAACACTATGACCAAAACGATACCCGCCGACGTCCTGCGCCAGGCCGTCGCATATGCGCTCGACTGCGCCGCTGTAGACCTAGAGAATGACGACTGCGCGTCGGGCGCCGAAGTCGCCTATGACACTGTCCGCGAGACGTGGAAGGCAGAGAAGGATGTCCGGTTTAGACTGCTTCCGGCGCGGATGCCGTGGCAGTTCAGGGAGGAGTATCAATTCAAAATGAAGCACGACGCCAGATTCTGGCCCTATGAATTCTGAGGAGAACACCATGAAGACCATAGAACTAAACGGGCACACCGTGCCCACCCAAGACCTGATCGACGCCTGGTACCGCGGCAGATACCGCGGCGAGGGCTACGACCTCGACTACGAAGACGAGGATCTGGCCGAGGATGTGATCGAGGATATGACGCCCTACGAGGGGGCCGAGGCCGCCGGCATGACCAAGATCCAGGAACTCGACGAGCGCGGCGAGTTCGTAGTGGCCTGGGACGTGTACCGGTGGGTAGTGATCGCCGACGGCTACGGACCGTGGGCGGTGGATGTGGATCTGGATGCGCTCGATGATGAGGAGGAGGAGGACGAAAACGATGTCTTCAACGTAGACGAGGAGGTGGCGGCATGACCACCGACCTACTCCGCCGCGGGCGATACCAGTTCCGCACGCGCAAGTACAAATGGGGATCCCTATCGCTGGCGGCCGATCTCACCCAGGCCGCCGCGCCCATCTACTCGCAGACGGGCGAAGGCGACTGGATATGCACCCCGTACCAGACTGCCGATGCTCGGCACCGCTGGAGCGAAGCGTTTCCGCTGCTGCGGCGCTGGGTGGAGCGAGCATGACCGCCCTAATCCGCGACCGCCCCCACTTCCACACCGCAGGACCCGCAGTGATTACCATGTGGGCGGAGCCGGATCAACACGGCTGGCGTATCCAAATGGTGATCAAGCTCGAGCCGAGACAAATATTCTTTCGGCACACCACGGGCCCGTATGCAACCCTAGAAATCGCCGAGGAGGCGATCAAGCGGCAGATGAGGGGGGAGGCATGACCCCAAGAGAATTCCGCGCCCTCCGAATCCTAGTGGCCGCCACCAAGCACACGCCCGCCGCGTGGCCGCTCTACGCTCTATTCCCCGTCCGCCTAATCAGCGCGGCGCAATCCGCCAACGTAGGACCGCGCCCCCGGCGCGGTACCGACTTCCGCCGTCTGCTCTTGGAGCGGGCGGCGCTTCAGGAGGAAGCATGAAAAACGAAGAGCTCAGACAATTCCTGACGTCCCGAGACGCCTGCCAATCAGCCATAGACTGGCTCGGCGACCGCGACTCCGCCCAGATGTGGGCGGAGTGCGAACGCCCGGACTGGCTGCTCTGGTGGGCGGGACAGGCCGTATCCCGCCAGGAGCTGGTGCTGGCGGCGTGCGACTGTGCCGAGACGGCGCTGCGGTTCGTGTCGGGGGGCGAAGACCGGCCCCGGCTCGCAATCGAGACAACGCGGCGATGGGCCAAGGGAGAGGCAACCATCGAGGAGGTAGACGCCGCCCGCGTTGCCGCCATCTCCGCCTACATTTATGCTGGCTACGCTGCTAGCTACGCCGCCCTCACCGCGTACGCTACCCCCGCTCCCTACGCCGCCATCTCCGCCGCTGCCGCCGCCGAAGAGGCTGCCCGCAGTGCTGTCTACGCTGCTGCCTGCGCTGCTGACTACGCTGCTGCCTGCGCCGCTGCCAACGCTACCATGTGCCGCCTCATCCGCAACCGCTGGCCCGAGTGTCCGCTACCGGAGGAAGCATGACCGCCCTAATCCGCGCCCTCTGGGCGCTGCACGACGCCGCCGGCCAAGCCGCCGTGTGGCTGATCGACCGGCGAGAAGTTCTCGAGGAAGCTTTCATCGCTGCTGCCTGGGTGGCGATGCTGATTGTTTACATCGTTGTGTTCTAGGAGAGATATATGACTGAACTTGAACTCGCCGGCGCCCTTTGGCGCCGATGGCAGCAATCCTGCCGTCGCGAAGAGATACAAATGACTGAACTTGAACTCGCCGCCGGCCTCATCGCCGCGCATGAGAAGCCGGCCTATGCCATTCACACCAAGTACTTCCCCCGCACGCGGAACCTGCCCGCCCGCGTGAAGGCCTGGACCCCGCAGGAGACCGCCTGGGCGGTGTATAAAGACGACAGCAGCCACTGGCAGGCCATGCGGAAGATCCGTCCGTTTGGGGAGCACGCCGTGGGATACAACGGTGACGGGTATACGTTTGTGCTGGTGGGCCATGAATAAATACCGCCCCCTCATAGTGTTTCTGATCGACTCCGCGCTCTTCGCGCTCATCATCCTCGGCGCGCTATTCGCTCTGGGGTTGCGATGAGGCCTCGGTACCGGGTTCGACTCCCGGAACCCAAACTCAGCGACCCCGTCCTCGCGAATAACTTTACATTCCCCCCGGATCTTTCCGATGTTCACACCGACTTCCTCATCTGGGAGTTGGAGCGCCGAGAGGTCCTGATCCGGGGCAAGGAAGAGCAGTGGACGGTCTGCGGCAAGTGCCGGCGGTTCATCCGCGCCGCGCAGTTACGGTATAGCTGCGAAACGAAACACATACCACCAGGAGGAAGACCGGAATGGGATATCGATCCGAATATGATTTTGTCGGCGAAGCAGAAGGACCGCGCCCGCGCACGGGCGAAGGCATCGAAGGAGCTTCAGGAACTGCGGGAGCAGCGCAGGGCCATGAAGGAAGAGCAGGAGAGGCTCGCGATGGAGCGGGAGCGAGCGGAGGACGCCCGAGTGACCCTGGAGCAGACGCGCCGGCTTGCGAAGGGCAAGCGGATATACTCCGTCCTGAACCCGCGCATCCGTCCTTCCGTCAGGAAATCGCGGCCTGCCTGACGAAGCTATTCGGCGACGTGCCGCGGGAGCACGAGATCGCGATGTTCGCCGGCATCGTTGAGCGGGAGGTCCAGCGGATGCTGGCGCTGGAGATCAGCAAAGGCGTAACCCAGGTCCTCGAGGCCCGTCTCGCCGCGCTCACGCCGACCGAGCGGAAGCTGATGCACAACGCGAAGGTAAACCAGGCGAACCGCGCCGGGAGGGGGGTTCGATGAGGCGGCGACGGAGAAACAGCGGCACCGACGTTATCGTCGGGGTCCTGCTGATCCTGCTGTACCTGCTGACCCACATGAGGCCAAACTGATGACTCTTGCGCACTACTGGACCCGGTTCCGCTCCGAGAGGGCGGGACCGATCCTTGACTGGAAGCGGTTCGAGCTGGCGGCCACGCACTACGAACCCCTGATGCGCCTCACCCCCGCGAAGTGGACGCACCAGGAGACGGACAGGGTGACGCAGAAGCTGGACCTGAGCCCCGGCACCATCCGCCGGGACCTCGCCTGCCTGCGCGTGTTCGCGACGTGGCTCGTCCGCGCCGGCCATCTCCCGGCCATCCCGCTCTGGGAGGTTCCCGCTGCCCCGCCTCCGCGCTCCCGGTTCCTGTCCCCGGAGGAGATGCGGGCGATTCTCGCCGTCCCGGCGCCGTGGTGGTTCGATGCGGCGACCCGTCTCGCGATGGCCTCCGGCCAACGTATCGACGCCGTCCTGACGTTGCGTTGGGATCAGATCCACAGCGGGATCCTCGACTTCACGCTGGGGGCGGGTCCTCGGCAGAAGCGCCGGGGGGTGATCCCGGTAATCCCCGCAATCTCGGAGGTCCTCGCCCGGTGTCCGCGAAACAGCGACCAGGTGATCGGCGTCCGGTATCACGTCTACCTCGCCGAGTGGCGGCGGGTATGCAAGGTGGCTGGCGTAGTCGGGGCCACGCCGCACTGCATCCGGCACGGGGTAGCAACGGCGCTGATCTCGTCCGGGGTGCCGCTGATCGAGGTGTCGCGCATGCTCGGCCACTCGAACGTAGCGATCACGCAGAGGGTGTATGTCAAGTACGACCCGGAATATACCCGCAACGCCACCGAGCGGATGGCGGGGCTGCTGAAGTAGCAAGAAAAAACCCCCGTGGCGTGAGCATCGCCGCGGGGGTTAACGTACAAGGAGGTGCGGGAGGAAGCACCTCCCCGCCTTGGAGGAGATACCCCATCGTACCACAGACTACCCGCCTGGCACCATCCGCTTCCGAATTTCCAGGACCCGCTCGGAGAGTTCGATCTTTCTCGCCCGGATGTTGTCGAGCTCCGGCTTCGCTTGCGTGCCGGTAACGCGCCCCATGCGGACATCACGCCGGAGCGCCCGCTCCCGTTGGTTGAGTGCGGTCAGCGCCTGATTGATCGGCTCGATGGCCTGATCGAAGCCGGCCTCGCGGGTCAACCGCTCCCTCTCTGGGGCCTCCATCGCCGTGCCCTCGCGCAGCCGCATCCGCAGAGACGCCGCGGCCTGATCGGCGAGATCGCGGATCTCGTAGGCCTCGGCTAGCTTGCGCCCCCCGTCCTTGCGTGCGAACAACGTACCCACGACGGGCATCTCGGCCGCCTGCCTGCTCTCGAGCGAGGGCGAAGCCTGCGGGTTAGCGAGGAAATCAATCATCTGCCATAGGTAATTCATCGTCGTGCCGCTGTAGCCGCGCAGCATATGATCTGCCTGAATCGGCGACAGCACGCCATCGGAGTACTCGGAGATCGCTTTGGCGACGTCGGTGGTGCGCTCGTCGTAGCGGTCGGCGACCTCGAGTCGTTTCATCCAGTCCCCCTCGACCTTCTTGCCGCGGAAGCTATCGTAGTTCGTGATCTTGGCCTCCACGAACGGCTTCACCGCCTGGGGGACCACATCGACCTTCATCGTCGCATTCATGAAGCGCAGGAAGCTATCAAGGAACGCTTTGCCATCGGCGGTGCCGTTCATGAGTTGCGCCAGTTTTTCGGGCACCACCTTGACGAACCAGCCCAGCTCGAACGGGATCGGCACGCGGATGGCCCCGCCATCCGGCAGAGGAACGAACCAATTGTTTTCTTGCTCTTCCTCGGACGCCGACCGATAGGCCGGGTTGTTCTGGATGGCGGCCGCGTAGGTCCCCGACAGAACAGCGAGCATCACGCTACGGGTATAGAGTTGCCGGCGCATCGCGGGGTTATCTTTCGTTCTGACGCCCCGGTACAGCACGTCAGCGCCCTGGATGCGGGCGTTCTGGAAGGGGATGAGCGCCGACAGCGACCGCATGATGACGTTCGCGCCGTGCCTGTTGAAGTTGATTAGTTCGCGGGCTTCCGATGCCGCCTGCGCCTTCGTGTATCCTTTTTTGAGCAGGTTTTCGTAGACGACGATGCGGTTGGCGGACTCGAATCTCTGGTTGAAGTCCTCAAAGGCGCGGATGCCCTTCGACACGGCTCCAAGGAGCGAAGTGTCGAACATCGCACGGGCCTCCCGCGCCGTGCCCTCGCCCCCGCCCTCGCCGCGGATGTTGCTGGACACCACGCCGAACCGTTCGAGATCGCGGAACGACTCCGACCGGGTGAGTGCCTTGCGGACGCCGTCGAGCGCCGAGATGATCGGCATGTCGGTATAGCCCTGCGCGAAGACCTGCTGCGAGTCGCGGATGAGGTTGCGGATGGGATATATGGGCGAGAAGACGACTGAGGTGCGGAGCGCGTTGGCAGGGATCGCCATCACCTTGATCAGGTCACTGAGCGGCTGCGGGGCATAGGTGACGCTCTCGTAGAGTTCTGGATCGAGGACGGCCATGCGTTTCTTCTGGCCGTTCACCCAGACCTGGACGGTTTTCTCATCGCCTTTCCGCGCAGGACGCATGTAGCCGGTCTGGATGCCGTCGCGGCTGACGCGGTTCATGGCCTCGTTCTTCAGGGCCATGGTGGTCAGCATCTGGACGTTCTCAACGTAGGTCGCGAGTGGGTCTCGTGCTTGCCCGAGTTCGCCCTTGAGCGCCTTCAGCTTGGGGGCAGAGGCGAGGCTCGCCCCGCCGGCAGTGAAGCGAACCTCGCCCTCGGGGGTCTCGCTGATCCGCAGGTAGGGGATATACATGTCCCGCTTCAGCCGTTCGCCCTCTTCTTTAGAGAACCGCCCCGAGGCGACGACTGCATCGACCATGCCATCGTTGAACTGTTTGTGTTCGGCGGCGGCCTGCTTGACGCCTGGTTCATTCCCGTAGCTCAGGTACTGCCGGATCCGCGCCGGGGTGAGTTCCTTCTCACGTTCGCCGAGGGCGGTGGAGCGAAGGCCAGCCAGGTAGTGAAAGAACTTGTCCAGCTTCCCAGCCTCGGCCATCCGGGTCATGTAGCCATCGGAGCCGAGCGGATGTGGTCCTTCGCTCGCGATGAAGTAGCCATTTCCGGCCTTGCCTTCGAGTTTCAGGGGCCCGAATTTCAGGTTCGCGATGGCCTGATCGTTGGCTACGTCAAGCCGGCGCACGGCCTCTTCGCTGGAGATCTCGGCCTTGCCCATGGTCCCCGCAGCGCGAGCCAGTTTGGCGAAGGGGGCGCGACGGTCGATTGCCGCCGTTCGCGCTTCGCTGGGTAAACTGGGGCGCAACTGAAGCTTCTCTGCCGCGGTCTGCGCGATGGATTTGCCGGGTGCGGGCGGCGCGAAGAAGGGGTTGGGCACCGGCTCCTGCTCGATGGAGAGACGGGGGGTGGTTCCTTCGGATGGAATCGCATACCCCTCGGAATCTGTCTTCCCGAGGAGGTCCTCGAGGTCGCGCAGGTTCGTGGCGTCAGCCGTGTTCGATGGAGTACCGGGAGTTCGCGTACTACCTACAGGGCTAGTTCCCGGTACCTGCCGCCTCCCGATCTCCCCAGCCCGGAATGCGCCGATGACCTGCTCGGGCGTCTCAAGGCCGCGCTCCCGGAAGAGGTCGCCCAACTTCGAGAATACGGACGTAGTCTTCTCGACGGCGGCAGCGGCTGGCCGAGGGAGATCCATGCGCCCGTCGATATACTTCTGCATCCCTCTGGCGACCGCCTCTTCGGCGAGAGCCTCGGGGTCGTTCTTGTAGAGGTCAGTGTAAAATTTCCGCTCGTCGTCGCTGAATACGGCACTCGGGGTCAGGGTATTCTGAAGCAGGTTCCATTCAGCCTTACTGAAAATCCCCAGGCTTTGCAAGGCATGAACAACCTCGTGGTTCAGGGTCGAGCGCAGTTGGTCCGGGGACCTGCCGGCGAGCGCAAGGGAGACGATGCGGTCGGCGTACTGACCGGCGACATCCGGGCGTCCGAGGGAATCCACGAGTCTCGCCGAGACGAGATCATCGACGCCGAGATTCTTGAGTTCGGCATGGATCTGGAGGGGGACCTCGGGGACCTCGCCGCGGGCGATACGTTGCCGGAAGGCGTCAACCGTGATCGGCGTTGGGGTCTCGGTCGCCGGGGGCTCCACGCTGAAGCGGGGGCCAGTAGCCTCCTCTCTCACGCGAACTGCGCTCGGGCCAGCGGGCTGCGGACTGAATTGGTCGGCGTTGGCATCTGCGTCTCCGCGCCGGATCATCGTCTCGACCATGCGCTCCGCGGTGCCAATGGGAACGTCGAGAGTCTGGGCGATCCGTGTCGGGGTGGTGAGTCCCGATGGCAACGTCGCTGTCCCGCCGGGCTTCCCGATCTCAAGGGCCTGCCGATACTGATCCCGCGTGAAGGGGAGGTCGGCGAACTCCTGGACATCGGCGAGTTCCTGCGGTCGGACGGCAGAGCCGAGGCCGGATTCCTGCTTCGCCTGCACGATGGCGAGTTCGTCCGGGTTGAGTTCGGTGAGGTTCTTGCCGAACTCCTCGCGGGAGAGGCGCTGCTGGGCATCAAGCGCGATCTCGTTAGGGACTCCCGTCTCGGGGACGACGGGGGCCTGGGTGCGTCGGGCGGCGCGGGTAGCTTCGGCCTCGGTGCGGGCGGTGATGCGGTCGGCTTCGGCTTGGGTACGGGCGGCAGCGCGGTCGGCCTCTGCCTGCACGCGAGCGGCTTCTGCTCGTTGCTCCATCGCCTGCTGTTCGGCTACGCGAGCCCTCACCGGCTGGACCGCTGCCTGCTCTTCGGCGAGGAGATTGGCAACGCGGGACGGTGGCTGCACTGCGGGGCGGATGGGCGGGAGCGGCTCTGCGATGCGGCTGGGGGCCGGGGACGGCTCAGGCACCGGGGCGCGTTGCGCCGCCAGCAACTGATCCACCATCGACTGACTCTCGGCAAGCCGCTGGGATTCGACCCGCTGCTGTGCGAGCGCATCTTGGAGGTACGGCTGCTGCATCATCTCGGCTATCGAGGCGAGGGGGGCCTGTGGAATCTCCGGGGATGCGGATAACGGCGCCCCCGTCCCCCGCATCTCCCGCGGCCTGTCGCGGAATAGACCGGGCGCAAGCGGATCAACGGCGGGAACGAATCGCCCGGACGTCGTGAACTCGCCTGCGCCGCCGAGGTTTTCCATGGGGAGGTTGGCGATGGGGGAGACTTCCGGGGGGAAGGGCGCGGTGGGCTGCTGTTGGTTGAGACCGGCGAGATCCTGCGCGAAGGCCAGATCTTCCGGGGAGAGTGTGGGCGAAACCCGGCCAGCCGCAGTATACGTCGAAGAGGACGGCAGCGGGACGTAGCCGGGGTAAGCGGTCGCTGGCTGGCTGGTATCAGGAGGAACGGATCCCCGCACCCCCTCATCGGCAAATGTCCCGCGTGTTGTAAACGCCGGCCTCTGTCGCTCCACGAACCGGACGCTCGGCAGGCCCTCGGCTGTGGTCTCGATGCCGATGGCGTTCTCCTGTCCCTGCCCTACGGTCGGGCTTGGCCCCTCCTGGACCCGCCGCTGCTTCGCACGGAGACCCTTTGCGGCCACGCGCTTGGTCAGGAACCCGATTAGTCCTTCGAGACCGCCTTCGGCGACCGCCCCGATGCCAGCCTCCTGCACAACGCCTTCGAGCGCGTCCTGCTGTGGGTTGTAGATCTGCTGCTCAACCAGGTTCTGAAGTCCGCGCTGCGCTCCCTCGGTGGCCCCGCCAATTGCGGCACTCCCCGCGATGCGGGCCGCCTGTGCGCCAATGCCCTCCCCCGCGATTTGCGCCGCGCCAGCCAATCCAGGGGCGAACGTGCGGGTTAGCCTCCCAAACGGAATCAGGTCTGCTAGGCCGACCGCGCTACCCGCCAATGCCGCAAGCTGCTCCTGCCCAGGACTGACAGTCATGCCGGCCTGACGATTCGCAGCGGCTTCGCGGACCTGTTCGGCCGCACCGGAGGCACCGCCCATGACTGCCGCCAGCGTGGTCGCCAAGCGCGGAGCCCCAGCCAGCTTCGCAACCGATCCTGGGGCGAGGTATGTGGCAAGATTCCCGACGAGTTCGCCAGCCATGCGGCCAGTGCTGGCCTCTCCCGCGAAGAGATTCGCGAGCGGGTTGTCTCGGATGGCCTGCCCTGTTGCTTTCGCGAGTTCGCTGCCCGTGATTCCGCCGATCCCCTCTGGGACCGCCGCAACGCCTTCGATGATCCCCCGAGGGACGCCGAGGGCGAATCCCCCCACGTTGCGGAGGATATCTTCGGCGGTGGAGGAGGGGGGGGGAGGAGCGGGAGCAGCAGCGGTCGCCGGGTTGCGCGAGGCGAGGGTTCGCTGGATGAACTCCCGCTTCTTCTCTAGGCTAACGTCTCTCGGGAACGCGACAATGGCGCCGAGTTCGGGGACGTACTCTTCGTAGGCGTCGGCCATCTATCAATTCTCCGGTGGATTTATTTTACCGATCTGACTTTTAATCCTGCCAAGGTTCAAGATTGCAGCCACGGCAGGGTTCATTGTCGAAAGAGCGGAAATTTCAGCAGGCGTTGCATTTTGAAGGGCAGACGTCAACCTTTGAAGGCTAGTCGGCCCTTGCGTGACCCCGGCCCCTGTCCCCTGCGGCTTGGGCTGCTCTGTTCGTGGCGGCGGCAACGGGTCTTTATACGGAATCCTTGGTATAGGCACGCCCACTTGGCTTAGAAGCATTGCCGATGCCGATCCCAACTGCCTGCCCCTCGTTTCGTATTCAGCGATCTGGGACTCGATGGCCTCTTTCTGGGCCCCTGTTGCTGTCAGCAGTCGCTTATAGAGGGACTCCAGCATCGAGTTGTTCTGGCTGATGGTCGAGTTCATGAGCTTTACCTGGTCGTCTAGCCCAATGCCGCCTCCCGTGCCCGTGCCCGCACCGCTCGACCTAATCCTGGCAATCGCCTTACTGGACTCGCGATCCTTCTCGTTTTCGCCAGCCTTGAATATGTTCTCGGCGTTTGCCGCGGCACGTCTCCGACCGGCTTCATACTCCGCAAGCAGGGCGTTCGCCCGGTTCCTCGCCTCCTCCCTCTCCGCCGCAGTATTCGCCGTCAGCGCCGCATTTCGCGCCGCCTGAATCGCCTGTATCGTCGACACCCTGCCGTACTGCTCGGAGCGAGCAAGCTCCCCCGCCTCGCGGAAGAGAACGTCATCGCTCTGCTGCCGCTGGGCCTCGACCGCCATACGCTGCCGGAGGAGATCGGCGGCCTCCTTGCGCGTGAAATCGCGATTCTGGACGTATCCCTGGAGCGCCGATAGCCCGCCCTCGCCAACTGCCCCGAGGAAGTCTGGCCGGCGCGAGGCCGCCATCCCGAGGCCGAGGCGCATCAACGTCTCCCCGAGGCTCTGCCGCTGATCGCGGACCTGCTCTTCGCGCTGCTTGAGTTGCTCGCCGAGTGCGACGAGGGGGGATTCGCCCCGGACCCCCCGGATCTCAGAAAGTATTGCGCCCGTGCCGCGGGCGGGTCCGGCGAGGGCTTCGATCTCGGAGAGATCAAACGCCGGCATGGGGCTGGTAATCCGAGACAGGCCGGGCGCACGAGTCATTCCGGCGGTAGGAGGTGCGGGAATTGAGGCCGCGCCGGTGTAATCGAAGAACTTCGACACGTCATCAGGCAGCCCATTCGCCGCCCGCACTGCCCCGCCCGTACGCATCTGCTGCGTCTGCTGCGGTTGCTGTTGCGGTTGCATCTGAGCCAACCGTGAGGACATCTCCTGTGCGACGGTCGTCTGCTGAACGGGGTCCTGGCCTGAGGTAGCCGCCTTCCGCATCGTCTCCCGCCGCTGCATCTCGGCGAGGACGAGGAACGGAGCGATCATCGTCGGGCGCTGCTGCATCTGGACCAGTTCCTGATCCGGTAGCGTCTTAAGCCGTTCGGCCTGCTCGATGAGATTCATGGATTATTACCCCTGCCGCGATGCGTTGAAAGCGCCGAGTCCTGCCGTCGCCAAGCCGGCGATCTGCGAGAGCGGGTTCGTCCGGTTGAACAGGACCTGCTCCTGGTTGAACGACTGCGGCATGTTGTTGACGAGGCCCGTGAGCCAGTTGAGTTGCTGGTACGGGAAGTTCCGCTGGTTGATGAAGTCCTGGTAGCCGAGGTCGAGAGCCTGCTGGGTCCGAGCGTCGACGCCTGCGCCCGCAGCTTGCAGCGCCTGGAGGTTCTGGAGCTCCATCGCTTGCGCCAGCCGTTGCAGGTCTGCCCGCGACTGTCCAATCTGGTTCGCGGCGAGCGCAGATTGCGTCTGCTGGCCGAGGGCGGCGAGACGATTCCCGACGTTGCCTTGGGCGGCCTGCTGCTGCAACTGATCGGCCCGCGCCATGGCGTCGAGGAGGGCTTGGTTCTGCGCGAGCCGGGTCTGCTGGTTCGCCTGCGCCGCGGAGAGCCCCGACGTGCGCCCGAGTTGCTGGGTGGCGAGAGCGGCTTGCAGATTTGACTGGCCCGCCGTGAGACCTGCCTGCTGGTTGGCCTGCTGGGAGGCGAGCTGCTGCTGCGCCCCGAGTTCCTGGACGCCAAGGGCAGCCGCAAGATTCCGCTCGTTCGCCTGCTGGAGCGCCTGCTGGTTCGCAAGTTGCGATTGCAGGTTGACGCCCTGGTTGGACCGAGCGGCATCGAGGAACGCCTGCTGATTCGCAAGATTCGCCTGTTGCCCGAACTGCGCCCGCAACTGCTGCGCGTTGAACTGCTGACCGGCCCCGAGTTCCTGGACCCCGAGAGCAGCCGCTAGGTTCCTTTCGTTTGCCTGCTGCTGGGCTTGCTGATTGGCGAGACGGGCCTGGAGCGTTACCCCTTGGTTGGCGCGACCGGCTTCGATCATGGCCTGCTGGTTGGCGAGGTTGGCTTGCTGCCCGAGTTGCGCTCCGAGTTCCTGCGTCTGGAGCAGCGCCTGGAGATTGGCGAGGCCGAAGGCTTGGGCGTTGGCCTGGTTGGCGAGCCCTGCGCCCTGCCGGTTGGCAGCGGAGAACTGAGACGCCTGGTTGATGGCCTCCTGATTCCGCGCCTGCGCCTGCATCTGGGCGGCGCGATCCCGCTCGAACTGCTGCTGCGCGTTCTCGAACGCGCTCTGCATGCCGCTGGCAACGATAGCGTTGCGCTGGTTCGCGAGGTCCCGCGCCGCGGCGGATTCAGCCACCGCCTGCCGGGAGCCGCCGAACGCACCGGCTTGGATGGCACGGGCATTGCGTGAGGCGCGATCCTCCTCGAAGCCACGTTGAGCCTCTTGGAGCTGCGTGTCGATGACCGCACGCTGGTAGGGGCTCATGTACGACTGCGGATTGTTTGCGTCGATGAAGCGGCTGGGGCCACTCATCGTACTTGCCTGATACCCCTCGCCCTGGACCTGCATCCCGGCGTTCGTGGCATTGATGTCGCGGATGCGCTGCCCGGTGACCGCCATCGGGTTGATGGAGAGGTCCGATGTACCGATTCGCTCCGGTCCCGCCATCTGGTAGCTGGTTAGCTGCGGTAGCCCGGTGATGCTCTCGCCCTGGACTGCGAGGGGGTTTATGTTGGATACGGACGTATCAACCAACCGCGGCCCTGCCATCTGGTAGCTGGTCAGTTGCGAGGGAGAGATCCCGGTCGGCGCGTTTAGCTGCGGCGCTTCAAGCTGTCCCAGCGTGATGTCCCCCGCCTGAAACTGCGTCGGGTTCTGCTGGAGGTACCGCATCGTGTCCTGGAAGGTCGAGGTGATGTCGTTCCTGCCGAAGAGCGTGTCGGCATTCTGCGCCGCCGAGAGGGCCTGATTCCCCGCCACGTCGAACACATCGTTCGCGATGCCGAAGTTGGTGGTCGCCTGCCCGTTGGGGGCGCGACCGGCCTGTATGTCACCGTACTCGTTGAAGTAGCTGGGGAGCCGCCCAAGGCCGCCTAGACCAGCGCGAGTGAGGTTCGATACCTGGATCTGGTTGTTCGCGCCGACCTGCCCGAAGTCACCTCCCATGCCGAGGACCCTCTGCTGTTCGTACCGCTGATACGGATTCAGGACGGAGAACGAGGTGTTCGTTCCGGGAGGAAGTCCCTGCGTATTCGGGGTGGTCGCTGGACTCGCCGTGGCCTGCACCAGGCTCTCCGGGAATGCGCTCCACGGATTGGCCGGGGCGGTCGTAGTCCCCAAAGACGAGAGGCGCGTGGGCGAGGATTGGTTATCACGCTGCCCCCCGAACGGATTATTCGTCGGCGCGAAGAGCCCCTGCTGCGCCCGCACCGTCCCGCCCTTGGCGAAGTTGACGGTGCCGCCGAGATTGCGGATCTCCGCTCGGATGGCGTCGATCTCGCCCCGCCGAATCCTGTCCTGGACCAATCCGGCGTTCAGTTGCGCCCCGCCACCGAAATCCAACGTAGCCTGCGATGGAGGTCCGATAGGACCGCCGGTATTTGTGAACGTCAAGCCGCCGCCGAGACGCGCCGCCAATTGATCGGCCACGCTGCGGTCGGCGTACTGGGTCGGATTGTAGCCAGCAGCCTGCGCGGCGGCTGCCCCGGCGAAGTTCTCCGGCTGGTTGCGGCTGAACATCAGATCATAGGCGCTCTGGTTGGCCGCAGCCGCGCCGCCGAAGCTAGGCTGGGGCTGTGGCTGAGGCTGTGGCTGGGGCTGGCTGGGGCGAGGCCCTGGGGCCGGAATCGCCTGCGGGGGCTGCATCACGGGGTTGGGGTTCCCGACAACAAGCGGAGGCCCGCTCGGCGGGGTCGTGATCACCCCGCCCACCGAAGTCGGGGGAGGCGTTACCGAGGGAGGAGTCGGAGGAGGAGGGGCCTGCGTCCCGGTCCCGATGCGAACGGGAACCCGCGCAGGAGGAGAGACGGGAAGCGCGGGATACATCCCGCCGATGGGAGATCCGCCAGCGCCGAGATTCACGTCAGAGAGGAACTGCGCGATGCCTCGCTCGATGTCACTCGCCGACTGCGAGAGGCGACCGCCGTCTGCGAACCGCCCGGTCCCGCTTGCCGGTCTTCCGACGGCATCCATAAATGCACGCTCCAGCGCCGCTGCGGATTGCGCGAGGCGGCTGCCACTGCTGGAATCACGGTCGATGACGTTGTACGGCACGTCAATCGGGGCCTGGATGGTCGACGGCAACGATGTCGGCGTCTGGACGGTGTTCGTCGTAGGCGCCGTGATATTCCCCCACAGGTTTGCCGCGCCGGGAAGCTGCGAATTCCGAATAGCCTGCGGAGTGAACACGAGGCCGAACGCCGCGTTTCGCAGCAGTTCGAGGTACGGCTTTACGTCTGCGGATGGTTCGTTGATGACGATCTGACTGGTCTGTTCAGGCATATTAAGCCGGCAGTGCCGCCCCCTTCTTCAATTTCTTCGGCTGCCGCGTGGTTCCGGTGCGCCGCTTGCGAACCCGGTCCATCATGGCGTAGAGTTCCCGCGATCCAGCCTCGCTGCTGCCATCGCCCAGGCCACTGACCACGTCAGCGGGGACGACGAACTCGCCATCGGACAGCAGGACCTTCTGGTTGCCGCCGATGGATCCGGTGATCATGTCGTCCATCCCCGCGCCAGGCCCCATGATCTTGCCACCGCCCAGCATTTTCTGGAGCGGTGCTTCCGGCGTGCCGGCGTCCTCGCTAAGAGAGCGCAATGCCTCGACGCCATACATGCGGGTAAACTCGTTGAACGCCTTTTGAGGGTCGTCGCTGTCGCCGCGCAGCGCGTCAATTGCGTTCGAGAACACGGAATCCCGCTGATCCTCTTCCGGCTCCATGCCGGGGGCGCTGGGGATGCCGGGTATGCCGGGGATGCCACCCTGGGCCAGTCGCTGCGAGAGTGCGCCGATGCCCATCGGGGCAACGCCCACGGGGGAGAACTGCTGCTGCTCGACGCCCAGGAGATTCGGGGGCGGAGCCATGCTCTCCAGGTTGATGATCGGGAACCCGCGCTCGTCGGCTTGCTGCTTACGTCGAGCATAGAGGGCATCGACGTACTTACGGGCCTCAGAGGCTGGGACGTCGGAGTCTTTTTTCTTGCCGCTGGAGATCTTGTCGGCAATGACCTTGGCCCCCAACGAGGACGCAAGCGTAGTCAGGAGCGGAATTAAGAACGGTATTGGCATGGATTCCCCTTTAACTGGTGACGGTCACGGTTCCTATCGTGACGACCATGGAGAAGGACGGAGCAAACGCCTCTCCCTCGCGCACAATCTTCAGGAACCCATTCGCATCGACGTAGACCTGACCGATGTCGAGTCCATATCCAGATTCCGCGGCGCCAATGAACCGCAGGGATGCAGCGACTACGTCGCCGGGGTTGTATAAATTGATTATAATCTGATTGACGATCTGAAATGCCTTCGAGATGTCCTGGTCGGACCAATCCTTTGGCGGGATGTCAACCGGCTTGATTCGGTAGTGACGGTTCACTGCTTGCGCCCATCCTCGCGGATGTCAAAGCGCGTCGTGCCGAGACGCCAGCCCAGATCGACCGTGTTCGAGGATACTCGAAGGGCAAACTGCCTGGTGCGGACCCGGACGAAAAGTTCTTTCGGGTCTGAGGTGGAGACGAGTGCCCCGCTGAATCCGGTTGCCGAGGCGTTCTGCGGAAAGTTGCGCTCCTTGATCTCGAAGACCACGGGCCCGTTGCTTGATACCCCGGTTTTGCTGAAGTCGGGAGCGATCCGGCTGATGAACGCGAACGATTCTCCGTCCAGAAGCGTGAGGTCCGATCCTTCGACATGCGAATCAAGGGAATATGCCTGGAGATTTCCCGATAGAGTCCTGAGTACCCGATTGACTCCGATTTCGTGCTGGAATAATCTGTACTGGTTGATCTCCACCCCCCACGCGATGGGATATCCGTTGAACGAGGAGTCAAGCCACGCCGTTCTAGACATGGACCCAATGATCCAGTAGTTGTCGACATAGTTGTACGCGACGTATCGGTTGTTCTCGATTGAGTCTGCTGACGGGTACCACCACCACACCTCGTTGAATCGCGAGTTGTGGCCGGCGCAGACCTTCGCCCGTTGGAACCAGTTGAAGTTATCGAAGACGTAGGACTGGACCGTGCAAGGGAGGGAGTTGACACTGCCGTTGTAGAACCGGAAGGCGTTCAGGTCCATCCAGTACAGCTGATTCCGCGCCTCAATGACGGCGTTGGGGCCCACGATGGAGACGCTCTGCGCGGTGGTATTTAGCCCGAACGTATACGGAGGCCCGACGAACGTCAGCGCGTTGATGCCGATGTCGGTCCAGATGACGGTCTCCTGTCGCCCTCTGGTCTGTGCGATGATCCTCGACCCAGCAGAAACCCGCAAGCCGCCTGCCGTGGTATCGCGTCGCGGCTCCCACTCGACGAGGCTTTCCTGGTTCCCCCATCGGATCAAAAGAGGGTCAGCGGTAGCGGACCCGACCTCATTCGAGCCGAACACGAGGAGATGGCGGTCGCCTTCGGAAACCGCAATGCCGGCGGAGTTGATGGTCGGGCACTGGTTGCTTCCCGCGATGCTCGAAAGTTCAACCGCACGCGACCCAACTCCAGCCGACGCATCCCAGTAGTAGATCTTCCCGCCGATGATGGCGGCCACGAGATCCTCGCCGAAGTTGTCGATAGACCAGATGCGAATACCGGACTCCAGGCCACTCCGGGGGGTGCCCCACGTTCCCTGTCCCCATGTTCCGACACCCCATCCGCCGGAGACGAAAGAGTTACTCGCCGAACCGATAGGTATCTCATACGTCGCGACTACTGACGATCCGCCGCCGCTTCCCTTGATATAGGGAACTGTAGTGGACAGATAGATTGCGTATTTGTCGGCATCGATGACCTCGATCTGGAATTCCTTGTTGATATCGCCAGCAGAGAAACCGCCAAACGAAGTAGATCCAGAGAGGATAACGGAATCTCCGCTGACCCTGCCATGTCCGATGTGATCAACGCGGAGGGAGTTCGAGGCGGGCGGTCCTATCCCTGGTGCCTGGAGCATCCTGAGCGGATTGCTCGTCAATGCTATTGGCGACCCCACCGGGGTGATGTTGGAGACCGTGGCCTGATTCAGCAGCAGCAGCTTCTTGTCTGTCCCGATTGCGGTGAACTGCTGGCCGGCGAGGGTTGTCCACTGGTGTAGGCACCGGCAGACGCCATAGGTCGTTTGCAGCGGATTATTGGTCGATCCCCCGTTAAGGAGTTCAATCCACCCCCCAATCGACTCCGGCATGCCCATACGAAAGCGGACCTTATCGCAGTCGTACCAGCCGCCCTCGTTTGAGAAGTTGGTTACGTCCCGAACGATTCCTGGGCGAAGCTGGATTTTCTTGAAGGGCATTATTTTTTGGCGGTTACGCTCTGCGTCTTGGGGTCGTACTGGCAGGCGGTGACTTCGAGGCCGGCGCGTTTGCAGGCGGCCTCAAAGATGGCTTGGACGGACTTCTGAAGTTCCGCCTCCTGCGTCCTCATGATCTGCGAACGCAGGGCGATGTTCTCCAGCTTGACGCTAGCGAGTTCGATCTCGAGCTGCTCTTGCTTCGAGAGTTTCTCTTCAGCAACAAGCGGCAGGGCAACGATAAGGAATAGTAGAGTTTTCATTTTGCGGATCGGTAATTGACATCAACGAACGTATTGTTTCGGTCTCTGGATAGCTCGAAGTCCAACCACCAACCACCCACTGGCCTGGCTGAGCGGCCCTTCTCCGCGTGATACCCTGACCCACCCATCTCCTCGCGCTTGTACGTCCCGGCGCGAAGAAATAGCTGGGGTTGCTGCACCACGTGCCCCCTCGAATTGACGCCGAGCATGACGTTCTCGTCGCTGTTGCGCCTGTGGATGTGGCCGCTGATGTAGATGTCGGCCGAGTACTGGCCTCGCGTGCGCGAGTTGTCGATCATCCCCCTCGTGATCTCGCCGCCGCCGCCGTAGCCGTGGTGGTAGTGAAGCGTCTTCGAGTCGCGATGCCGATTCCCCAAGTCGAACTTGAACCGGACGAAGCCGGTAAATGGCATATGCTCGCAAGGGGCGCCAAACGTGCGTAGGTTTTGCGTCAGGCGCTCCAGCAGATCCGTCTGGTGGTGCTTCAAGATCGAGCTTTCGTGGTTGCCGTCACTGAGGACGGCGATGTTTTTTGCGTAGGGTAGGTACAGGTCGGTGTGAAACGAAACCAGCTTGTCTAAATAGTTTCCGCCACGCATCTCCGGCCGCAAGGCAGAATCACTGGCGCGCCGGTCCCACTTGCCTTCCATTGCGCAAAAGGTGTCCCCGAACTTCAATATCGGCGCGCCGAGCGCAACGGCTTCCGCGTGGTGCTTGCGGATCAGCGCGAGATCGGAATGGGCATTGTCAGCGTGTTCATCGGCGAGTAGCAACACCGATACGTTCTTGGACTGAGAGCAGTCAAAGTCGATATCCACGCACTGTTTGTCGGTGCGGGTTATCGTCCAGTTCACTTTTTTTCGTCCTGAAGTTGCGCCAGTACGTTCGTTAGTTTTTGCGGAAGGGGCAGGCCAGCCTTTCCGCAGTTTTCCATGATGGAAATCAGTTCCGTCAAGCAGAACCAGCCGGCCACATACGCCGATAACTCGAACGGCATCGGGTGAACCGACTCGGCGATCTGCAATGCTACGATCAGCAGCAGCGCAACGGTCTTCTTGACGAAGCCCTTGCGGCTGACATCGGACGACACCGCGCCCGTGGACCACGCAACGAGAAATCCGGTTGCGAAGTCGACGACCTGGAGGCCAAGGAGCCCCCATAACAACGTCGGCATCGAATAGATTGCCCCCAGAATCAGGCCAGGAATGGCCGCGATTGCCTTCTTCACGACGGCTTAACCCCAACCGCCTTCTCGATCAGAACGAAGAACTCAGCAAGGTGTGCAAGCGCCTCGACCAGAGCCTGTTCGTTCACGACCTCCTTGCCAGTTATTCGCCGCAGCAGCAACGCGACGGCGGGGATCGCCATGGTGATATACCGCATGGCGCACGACAGCTTTTCAGGCCCCGTGCCTCCCGCCATTTCTGCGTTCCGCACGCCGTTGTAGACGACGTCAGCCACCGGGCGAAACGCTCCGGGGACCAGTTGCACGGCAATCGGCACGCCGTAGTTCACGACTTTTTTCAGCCAGCTCCACATTACAGCACCTCCCAGGCGCGGTTGAACGGCGTGATCGCGGTGTACAGGTACCGCTTGCCGTCGATGATCACGATCTGCCCCAGCCAGGGGGTCGCATTCGAGGCGGCGTAGAAGCGCCCAGGCTGCCCAGGAATCGGGCCACCGACCGGGCCGCCGATAGCATTCTCATCGGTGCCGTGGGTTGGCAGGAGCGTCTTCGGGTCCAGCGTCGACACGGGGCGGCCGGCGGGCTCTAGGGTCATGCTCCACAGCCCCTCGAAATCGAACTGCGCCTCGACGGCTTCGGCTGGCCTCGGCTGGTTCTCGCCGCCGCCGTTGAGTGCCCAGTTCTTCGCGGCTTCGAGAAACTGCTTCTCGTTCTCCGTATTGAAGTGATTCGCCATCGCATGGCCTTGGGCAATGAAACTTGCTTTAACTGCGTCTAGAAACATATTGGTCTCCTGTTGTTTATTGTGCCGCTTTCAGTAGATCAATCTCAGCCTTTAACTCTTTGATTGCGTTAATGAGGGCGAAGGTGATCGCGTGTCCGTTGTAGTTGTAGAGATCGGTTTCGGGGCCTTTCTCGGTTAGCTTGCCCCTGAATGTGCCAACGCATTCAGGAAACACCTGCATCAATTCTTGCGCTAGAATTGAAATCTGTTCTTTCCCGTCAGCATCGAAGCCGCCCTTGCCGTTGTACTCATATCGCACCGGACGAATTTGGCAGATCTCCGTAAGCCCTTTCGTGTATTCGCCCTTAACGGTTTTCAGTCGAGCGTCCGAGGCGATGGTCCAAGTATTTGTCGATGGCTTGGCGGCAGAATCGGTGCCTACCTGAAATTGATAGCTTATGGAGGTCAACCCAACCCCGACGTTCCCGGCGGTGTCAATGAAGATTCTATTGGTGCCAGCGTTGTCGATTTGGAACCCAAGGCTTGAGGCCGCGCCAGCATTGTTACTGACCGACCGGATGTATCCTCCACTGGCGAAGCCAACATATACCGCTCCAGCGGAGGCGTCATAGGTCGATAGGGTACCAGAAAACACGCCGAAGGACGCTAATGACCTTCCGGTGCATCTGCTCGTCCCGGTCACGTCTAATGTGTGCGCTGGACTTGAATTCGCTATGCCAACGTTGCCCCCATTCAGGATCCGCATGGCTTCTGTCGCGCCATTGTTCCCGGTCTGGAAAATGATGTCCGCTCCCGTTGTACCAACACCCGATGTCGAACGCAGGGCCAATGTCGATGTCGTCCCAGTCCCGCCAATGACGAGAGGAGCCGTGGCGCTGGTGGTAATTGTCGGCGTGGCGATAGTCGGAGAGGTCGCAAACACGTTGGCGCCGCTACCCGTTTCGTCCGTCAGCGCCGCCGCCAGGTTCGCCGAGGTCGGCGTCGCCAGGAAAGCGGCAACACCCGTCGCCAGACCGGAAACCCCCGTCGAAATCGGCAGCCCCGTACAGCTCGTCAGAGTCCCCGAAGTCGGCGTGCCCAGAATCGGAGTAACCAGCGTCGGAGAGGTCAGCGTCTTGTTGGTCAGCGTGTCCGTAGTCGCCCTGCCTACCAGCGTGTCGGTCGCAGCAGGGAGCGTAAGGGTGCCAGACGCGGCAGCGGACGGCTGGACGGTGGTCATGCCAGACGCAGACCCCGCCAAGGATAGGCTGGTCAGCGTAGTCACGCTGGCCCCGCTCCCGGCTCCGTTCAGAAACACAAGGGCCCACGCGCCCGGAGCGATGGTGACGGTGCTTCCGCTCCCCTGGGCCAGGATCACGCTGAATCCGCCCGTCGTGGAGTTCTTCACCCAGTAGATCTTCTCAGCCGTATTCGGGCCAATCGTAACCGTGATATCGGTGACGGTTCTGGCTCCCGTGAAATTCAGCACCCGAGCCCGCGCCGGCGCATCCGCTCCGTCCGTAATCGTCAGCGTGGCGGTCGCCCCGGAACCGGAGGCGTCAATCGCCTCCACTCCGTCGAGAGAGGCGTCGATCAGGCTGAATACAGTGTTGGCAATCGTTCCCCAGGTCGAGGGGTTCTCGTTGAACGCTTGCAACGTGAGGGCGTTATTCGCTGTATATGTACTCGGCATTATGGGTTATTCAGGACAGTTTTAATGACAAGGTATCCCGCGTTCGCCGTTGGAGGCGGGAAGGACACGGTTAAGTTATTGACGCCGTTTCCGGTGATATCCAGCCCGAAGTCGATGACAGCGATAGCGGGGTCGCCGCTCGCGGTCTCATCGTAGAGGAGCCCTCCCCGCGCCGTGAACGTCGGCGTGGTCCAGACCGCATCGGAGAAGTCGAGGATGACGACCGGACCATTCGTCGTGTTGGTCGTCGTCACGGCGGCGGTGACGATCTCGCCTTTCGTGGAGTAGCCTCCACCCGAAGCCACTTCTCCAGAACTGGTGTACCCGGTGGTCGAGGCGTTCAGCGTAGCCGAGTTGGTGTACAGGGCTAGCTTGATCTGATTGATCCCGAAGTTGATTGTGCCGTTCAGCAGGTCCGTATAGAACGACGTGCAGACGTAGGAGCCAGTGAATGGCATTACTGCGTGACCTCCCTGCCGAGCGGACGATCCCGGTACTCGTCCTGTTGCAGCAGGCCCTCGGCGCTGCGCTTGAGTTCCCTCATTCCTGCCTCGTATTGCGCTTTGTATTCGGCCATCATGTCAGCCTGCCCCTTGTTGTAGATGTAGCCCTCGACCAGGCACCCGTACAGAAGCACTGACGAGAAGTTCGCCGAAAGCCACGTTGTCCGCGATGGGCTGGCAGCCACGGTGATCGAAGTGGGAGCGCCAACGTAGTCGAGCGTGTAGGAGTAGGTGGTGCTGGGGGATGGCCCGATCAGGATCGTTGCCGGGGCATTCGCATTGGGGGAGTCGGCGATGGCATTCAGCATCGCGTATGCCTCAGGCGGCCCAGTGATTCCACTATAGGCTGTGCGAATATAGCTGACTGCTTTCGGCAGCAGCGGGACGGAGTTGACGTACAGGCCCAGTGGTTCGACGAACGAACCCGGTGTGGTAATTGTGGCCGTTGCCGTCGTCCCCGTCACGCTCTGCCGCTGGTCTGGGGTGCGAACCGTGTTATAGATCCGCTCCTCGACCAGTCTGACGATGTCCGGGATGTTGCTGACAAAGGACGCTTCCTGGTTTTCCAGGTAGTCCTTCATCAACTGCACCAGGGTAGCGTAAGTCACCCTAGCAAGCCTTGCCCTTCATCTTCATCATGCCGCCTTTGGCGTAGCCTTTCTTCGCCGCGGCGACCTTCTTTGCAGGCTTGGGCATTGCGTTCTTCCCGACCTCGTTCTTCATTCGACCTTTCACTGGACCACCTCCTTTTTTCTTTGGACTTGCGGACCCTTTTTTCATCAGGTCCGCCAAGATCGGTATGATCTGCATCGCAAGACCGGCAGTGATGCCAGCGTTGCCGCCGAGTCCAGCGAGTCCGCCCATCACGGCAGACTGAAGCAGATCCTGTGTTGATTGCCGACGCCTTCCGGTAGCAGGAGCAGCGGGGATCGCCGCGCTCTGCGACATGCCGGGGGCGGGCGTATTCATTGGGACGCCGGGGATGCCGGCCAGACTCGGCGCGTTCGGGAATCGAACACCGCCCATGATCCGCGCCGCGCTATCGGCGGCGGCGTTGGCCGGGAGCGTGCCCCCGAGTTGTTTACGGACTACTTTGCCTTGAAACTTCATGTCAACCTCGCATCTACCTGACCCAGCGTGACTTCCATCACCAGGTTCAGAATTGGATTCCAGCGGGCAAATGCGCGGGACGTTGCGAGTTCTGGCGTGTCCGGTCTCGGTTGCCAGAGGGCCTGTGGTTCTGCTCGGAAGAAGCGACCGACTTGGAGTTGTGGGTTATCCTCGTCATCGCACTGGGAGCAGACCTTGAGGCCATCCCTTTTTTGATTATATATGTGATCGCGCAGTTCGCGATACTTTATCGGCCGCCCACAGATATCGCAGTAGGCATTCGAGTTCTGGCCGCTGGAGTATCCGCTCACCGGTAGCTCCGGTACGGCACGATTCGCAGCGGCGAGCGGTCGCGGTCTTCGTCGGCTGCCAGGTCCCAGTCCTGGTCGTAGCGTTCCTTCAGCGTCGGGACGAGCGCCATAGACTCCTTGCGCTTGGCGGCGAGATGATACGCAAGGCCGGAGATCAGCGCCGGGACGAAGCGGAAGGGCACGTCTGCCGTATTCACCGCGCTGCCGGGGTCCTGAATGCGCCGCATGCGCCAGTAGTAGAACGTATAGGTGCTGCTCTGATCCGGCACCAGCCAGAAGTAGATCGTCGGCTGCACGACGCCCCGATGGATCATGAACTGCGTCGGCCTGCCGGGGGCCAGCTTGTTCGGCAGGGAGGCGTACTGGTTGAACGAGATCCGATCAATAGAGGAATCGCTCTGCAACGTCGTGTTTCCGGCGAAGAGGCGCAGTTCGCCACTCAGAACGTCCACAGTATCGGTCGGCAGGGTATACGAGGACACCCCGGCGGTAAGGGGGAGCGTTTCCTCATCGAGCGTCCAGAGGTTGATACCGCGGTTGGCCCACTCCAGCGTGAGCAGGTTGAGGCTCCGTCGGGCGGTGATGTACTCGTGGCCCGTCATCGTCTGGATGCCGGCGCGTTCGTAGGCCTCGTCGATGATCTCGGCGATGGACGGGTTGTAGCTGGTGACTCCAGATGTGGGCATGGGCTATTTCCTCTTGACTGGCTGCTTCGAGAACTGCTTCCCCTTGGCGAGATCCTCACGCTTCTTGCGGGTGGTGGCTGCGTACTCCTTATCGGGCATGGCCTCGCGCTTGCGGCGCGGCAGGTATCGTTCTCCGGTGGCCTCAGGGCCTTGCGTGGACGGCTTGCCGCTCTTGGTTCCCCAGTCTTCTTTCGTCCACTTGCTGAGGCTCTTTTGCGCGGAGGTTTTTCCGGCGCGATATCCCCCTCCCGCGTTCTGGTACCGCTGCGCCAAGAGTTGCGCCTTGCGGGCGCTCCACTGCCCCGGCTTGCCGCCCTTGTTGGACGCCATGACTTCGTCCTTGATACGTTCGCGAAGGGAGGTGTTGGTGTACGCCATGGCGACTACCTCGATTTCTTCTTCATCCGGTCGGCCTCGCTCAGGGCGATGGCGATGGCCTGCTTGGGGTTCTTGACCTTCGAGCCGGAGGAGGAATTCAGCTTGCCTGCCTTGAACTCGCGCATGACCTTGCGGACCTTCGTTTCCTTTTTCACGTCAGTATTTCCCCCTGCCACCTGGCGGTGACTTCTTGCTCCCTCCGGGGCCGGCCCAGAGGACCTTGCGGCTCCAGTAGTTCGCCGACAGCTTGGAGTCCTTCCCCTTGATCCCCGCGCTGCGGGCGAGGTAGGACTTCCGTGCTGCGGCGCTGTAGTTGTGGCCCATGCTCGCATCGCCGAAGTGGATCAGCTTGACCTGATCGCCCTCCTTGGCGAGGACCATTTTTTTCTTCTCCGGGTTATCCGACTGGATCGGTTTGTTGTATCCGGGGAAGGTGCGGCCACGATACTCGATGGACATTAGGGTTCCGGGGTGGGAGTGGGTTCCGGCTCAGGCTCCGGCGTGGGCTCAGGCTCCGGCGTAGGCGTGGGCTCAGGCTCCGGCGTGGGCGTGGGCGTGGGCTCCGGTTCCGGTTCGGGAGCGGGCGTGGGCTCCGGCGTGGGCTCCGGTTCGGGAGCGGGAGCGGGGACCGGGGCGGGAGGATTCTGCGCTGCTGCCCGTGCGGCTGCGAGAGCGGCTTCGATCTGCGTCAGGGTAATCGGACTGCCGCCCACCGTAAGAGTCGGCAGCAACGGCGAGATCCGCGCCCCGTCCAGCTGCTTCTTCTTCGTCGCCAGATCCGCTTCCATCGCGGCGATCTGCGCGGCGACTTCGGGGGCATACTCCGCACGAGGCAGGATCACACTAACCAGCAGGTTGTCGAGCAGCATCCGCATCATGAGATGCTCCGTGTTCGCTAGGCCGATGCTCTGCGCGTAGTGGTCAGCTACGCCGACGGTCGCCGAGGGAATCGAGATTTCGTAGGCGGGGAGATCTCCGCGTTGTAAGGTGAGTTTCATGTCCATTCCTCTCTAGTGCGACCTATCTAGGATTTTTCTCAGGTCGGCTAACTCCGGGTTGCCCCGGCAGACACGAGCGATGACCGGGGCTTGGTTGCGGTTAGAGTTCGACGCCGAAAAACGCGCAGAACTCAATGATGATGATGATGATCGGGTCCATGCCACCATGCTACCAAGTGGCGATTGCCACCCGCTTCCAAGTGTTCGTAGCGGTGCAAACGTAGACGTAATCCGCGTCCCACACAATCGTTCCGGTGGTCCCGGTCGCGGACGCGGAGGCGGGCGTGGTCAGCGCCATGCGGTAACCAGCGGCGCTCACGATTCCGTTCGCATTCGCGCCCCCGTCCCCCACCTGCAACACATTTATTCCGGCGCGGGAGAGGGAGAGGTCGGAAGCGCCGCTGAAGGACGTCGTGCTAGACCATCGCAAAAGCCCAGCACTGCGTTGGACTAATCCATTTGCGTCTAACAACCACCACGCATTGGTCGATGATACAGATGCTGCGGTACTAAACGTGCCAGCGCTCGATAAGCTGGCAATCTCCGTCCCCGCCGCATTCTGCCACGTCGTCAAATTCGTCGTACTCTGCCCCGCCCCGGCGCGGACGATGAGCTGGGTTACGCCGGTGGTGGGGGTTTCGTTGTAGACCTGGAAAGTTCCAGCCGTGCTCAAAGATGCCAGCCTAGAACCTCCACTTACCTCGAATGCAAGCGCAACTGATCCGCTAAACGTGAAGGTAGGCTTATCCGTGAAAGCACCTACTTGGAGAGACGAAGGGTTCGGGCCAGTTCGAGTGACTGTGATGGTGTTGTTGGCAACAGCCCCACCTACCGCCACACTCCCCGCCACCTGCAACCGATTCGTCCCGTCATCGGTGGTGGTGCCGAGGAGGAGGTTGCCGGTGGTGGCGGCGAAGCGGGCGACAGCAGAATTCCCGACTACGAAATTGACCGGAAACGCATTTGCTGTCCCAAGATTCATCGCTCCGCCAAGCGCGTTGACGTAAGCAGCATCGCCATTGAAAGCACTTAACTCTAGAGTTCGGTTGCCGCCGACTGCCAAAATCTTCGACGATGCCGATCCGGTAATCGTCGTGGTCTTGGCCGTCGTGCCGGTATATGTAAACGCCGCCTCCGACCCCGCCACCCCCGCCGCAGTGCCGTAGAGGACCTGGCCGGAGGCGATGTTCCCCGCCCCGCCGATAGCACCGTCATTCAACTGCCAGCCATACGTTCCCGCCCCGGTGGCCGCGCAGATGTAAAACGTGGTGCTGGCCGCCCCGCCGTCCTTCCGCGCCCAGACCCGCCCGACGTTGTTCGCATTCGTGCATTGGGCTGCGATGGGGGCTCCGTTGCCACTTACCACCGACGTAGCCGCGCCGAACTGACCGTGGGCCGCTACCGCGACCGCAAGCAAAAGCAGGTATCTCATCATGCTACACATCCATTTGAATCACGGTCGCCCGGACGCTGCCCGCGCCAACCGTCTGGTTGATCCGCACTGCCCGAACGGGAGCAGTGAACTCCACGATGTCGCCCGTAGTTGCGTCGGTCATCGACGGGTGCGATTTCCAGTTCGCTGATGCCGGCGTGAAGGTCGACGCGAACGGGTCATCCGCGGTGAACTGCAAAGTGTACGTTGCCGAACCGGTGACGACCGTGTTCACGCTGACGTTGAATTTCTCTGTGTAGAAGCAGAGGGGGCATACGCTCGAAGCGGATACCCCCGTCGTGGTAAGGACGATGGGCCGTGCCATGGCTAGAACACCACAGTCCCCATCGAGTAGATCGTCACCGCCTCAGAGCCCGCGGTGACGTTGGTTAGGCGAACCAGGAACGACTTCTGGTGGTTCTGTGTAATCGTCATCGTGCCGCTGAGGGTGAGGCCGGTGTTCGTGGTCATGGTGATCGTCTCGGCGGCATCAGCCGTGTTGCGGATCGTGACCACGAACGCCTGATCGACGAACGCACTCGGAAGCTCCGCCACGATGTCTGCCGCAGTCGGGAACAAGTCGGCACGCCCCGCGCCGTTCGGGTCGCGCAGGATCAGCCCGCCTTTGATCTGAGCCGCCGTGTAGGTGACCGCCGCCGCAGTATCCAACGTCGCCACCGCTAGCTTGAAATACGGAAGTGATTGCGTATTCACGACGACGCCAGTGCCCTTCGCGGACAACGGCAACGAGACGTTCGCTACATTCTCGACTTCCGCGATCACCCCAGTTTCGGTCGCAATCGGACCACTCCAATTGGAAATTGCCATATGATTCTCCTTATAATGCGGGGAGCCTTGCGACTCCCCGCGAGTGGGTTAGTTGACGCCGGAACTGCCCCAGATACCGAGGGGATCGCTCCAGCCGACCGAGAACCGCATGCGCGACTTGTACCGCATGTTGCCCGTTTCCCAGTCGCCGTCGTCGGAGAACTTCACCGGGACGCGCTCGAACATCTTCAGGCCATCGGGAACGTCCGTCTTCAGGAACCACGCATTCGGGTCTGTCAAACGGTTGTTTACGACGTAGCCACCGGGGAGGAAGCTCGTCGAGACGATGCTGTTGATGTCGTTGTTCGAGGTGCCGGGACGGAGGACCGTCTTCAGCAACCGCTCCGCAGTCCAAGCGTACTCGACGGGGATGATCATCTTCGTCGGCTGGGCCTGGATGAGTAGACCGCGCTCGTCCGTCCACTTGGCGATCTGAATACGGGCTGCGTCAAGCGCAGTTTCGTTCAGATCCACCGGGGTCGTGGGACGGTTGGGGTTCGTGCCGCCGTTGACCAGCGGGTGAGACGTCGAGAACAGAACCACGCCGTCGCCACCGAGGCCGGAGGTGAAGCCGTTGTTCAGGATCGAAGCGGCCACGATCTCCTGGGTGTGCGCCATGGAGCGAGCCAAGGCCTTGGTGTAGCGACCGGCCACCGGGATGTACAGATTGTCCTCGATCGCTTCTTCGGTAATCGCAAACCCGAGGGCGTAGGTGGTGTGCGTGTACCGGGCAGTGAACGCTTCCTGCGCGGTGTCGTAGGTGATGCCCGCGCCTTCGTTCTTCACTGCGGCGAGGCCGAACATCGAGATCTTCTGCTCTTCCTCGAAGCTGCGCTTGGAGGTCTGCCGCTGGAAGATCTCGGACCACTGCGGCGGGTACTGCTTGTACTCGTCGCCCCAGACCTTGTGCAGGCCAGGCAAAAGCTGTTTCTGTTGTTGTGCGCGTGTGATAGCCATGACTTAGACCCCCAGGATGTTGCGATACGAGTGGACGTTCTGGTTCCACACGCAGATGACGTCGGTGAAGGCATCGCCCGCGGCATTGCCGACGAGGGGAGCGATGTCGATGATTTTCACGCCGAGCGTGTTCGTGGTGGCAACCGAAGAGTGGTCGAGCTGTACCTTGCTGTTCCCGGTCACGGTGGACCCGGCCGAGAAGTTGGTCAGCGCGGCATTCTTGCCGACGGCGGTATACGCCACCGCGCCAGAGGCCTGAATCTTGAACTGGACATCGGGGCTATCCACGATGAGCAGGGTGATCGGGCCGTTGGCGTTGAAGCTGGTGTATCCGTTCGCCGGGAAGTACTGCGCGGTGACGAACTGCTTCTGGTCGTTGAAGTACGTACACCCGACGAAGATTCCGGTAGGGGTGCTGCTGTTTCGGGTGGTCGTCGGCGTGGCGGTGACGGGGGTGGCAACCCCCGCCCCGACGTTGACGATGTCGCCGTTGAAGAAGCCGGTGGCGACATTGGCGGTCAGGACGATCGAGCGGATAACTCCACTCGGGCTCCCGCCAGCCAGGACAGTCGGCTCCAGGCCGTAGGGCGTAGAAGTAGCGGACATTGATATTCTCCTGGTGGTTGGTCACCGCTCAGGAAAACGAATCCAACTATTCGCCGGTCCCGAAGTCGAGAGCCTGCCGGCCTTTCGTGGCCGTCTGCTCGATGCGATTTTCGGTGAACCGTCCATATCTTGGATCTGTCTTCGCGGCGGCGATATCATTTCTCACCCCCGCCAACTCGATCCGGTTCTTCTGCTCGAAGTACGCCGTGCGGCTCGCCATCATTTCCGACGACATCCGGCACAGCGTCTGACCGCCGAAGTCAATATTGCCCTTCCCGGTATGGCCGAAGATCCGCGAGGTAACCTCGGGATACTCTTCAGCGGGGACTGGCACCCAGCCCTCCTGGAGGCGCTTATTCATATTGACGACGTGGGTTTCACCCTGGACGGCGTGAGCGCACCAACGGTGTACCCAGCCCTCGCGGTGAGCAGGTTCCGGCAAGTGGGACGGAGGTTCCCATTGCGCTGTGCGCGACTTGAAATCGCGGGTCTCTTCGGCGCGTGTGCGACGTGGTGTTTCCATTATTGATTCCCCTTTTGCAGCATTTCCCAATAGTCTTTGTGGGAGATGCCCAATCCGTCAGCGACCGCCACTTCATCGCGGGACAGTCGAATCACACGCTTGCCGTGTGCAGCGGTATTTACGCGAGAGGCGTTGGTCACCGCAGAGACCCTCGGGCTGGTTGCGGATGTTCGGGCTTCGGCGCCGACGACATCCGGGAATCTTCGACGAATTTCTTCGTCGATTTTATCGTAACACAAACGGGAGTTCACATCGTGACCCACTCGGCCAAGCGCCGCCTGGTAGTTCACGGCGTACTGCATGCAAGCTGCGGCCTCGGGCGAGGAGCGTGCCTTGTTCAGCCACTCGGCGTTTCGCTGCGCCCACGAGAGCGCCTCTTCGTCGATCTCCGGTTGCTCTGGCTGCTCAGGCTGCGGCTCGGCCACCATCGGAACGTCGACCTGCTGGAGCTGCTGCGGGTTCCAGTTCTCGACCGCCGTCTTCGCTGCGGCGAGTTCGGCCATCTGCTGAATCAGAAGCGATTCTTTCTCGGTGTCGCCGGTCTCTTTCGCCTTCGCGATCTCGTTGCGGACTGCCTGCTGCCGCGCAACGCGGTGGTCGATGGCTTCCTGCTTGAACCCTGTTTGAAGTGAGTTCAGGCGGTTGGCGAGTTCGTTCTGGTGGGCGATGGCCGACTGCGCCAGCCTCATCGCGGCGAACCGTTGGCGGTCTGCTTCGGCCGCCTTGCGTTTCTGCTCGTTGACCTCGTAGGTCATCCGGGCGATTCGCTTCTGTACCTTCTCGCTGAGGGAGACTTCCTCTTCGGAGGACATCTCCGGGACTCTCTTATTGGTCCGCTCCTTGGCCGGCTGCTTCAGGTCCTCCGGGGTCTCGTCAACGATCTCAATCTCGACTTCCTCTTGCGGGGTTTCCTCGCCAAGGTTTTCATCCAGGAGTATCTCTTCGTCCATTATTCACCCCTCCGTACCAGATCCGGGTCCGTAATGACGCCTTCGATGGCATCGTCCACAATCAATCGGAAGTCGCCATCCGTAAACCTCAGGGCGACTTTGGTTCCGGTATACGAACGGAACATCACCACATCGCCTACCTTGCAGGCGGGGGTTCCTCGGCGCACCGGGGGGTGAACGTCGAAGTTCATGAAGCAATCCGGGCCCATCGACAGCACCTTCCCCATCTGGGAGGCCTGGTCTTCGAGGCGGGCGCGTTCGTCAGGAATGGCAATGCCGCGGATCTCGCGGGGGGCTTTCACAATCTCAACGAGAAGGTGATACCTAGTCGGCTGAATAATCTCAGCGGGTGTTTTTTCGGTCACAGTTCCTCTTCGTGCTCGCGATTCCTTTCGGATTCGCGGATCATGTGGATCGTGCGTCGGTAGGCGGCTAGCTGCCCGACGATGAAACGGTAGTCATCAAAACTCTTGGCTGCGCCTTGAGCGAGTTGATCCGTCAGTTGCTGGATGAGTGCTTCGATTTGCTTTATCACGTCACATCATCTGGTCAATTCGAGCAAGAATCTCGGCGATCTGCGCCTTCATCTTCTCGATTTCGATGCTCGCCATGGGGGCGTTCACCTTCGTTTCGGCCAGGAACTGCTGGTTGCGGTCAAGCGCCGCCTCCTGCGCCATACGTTCCTGTGACCGGATTCTTTCGAGTTCGACCTGGTTACGCTGCTGCGATGTCACCACGGTCAGTTGCGCTTTGGCGGCATCGGCCTGCGCTTTGCGCTGGATCTCGGCCTGCTTCAGTTGCAACTCCATCTGCTGCATCTGTAGCACCGGGTCCTGCGCTTTGGCCTGCGCCTCCTGCTGTGCCGCAGCCTGCTGATTCCTCTGGAGGAGTTGCCGGCTTGCCTGCGCCACCGCGACCGCCAACTGCGATTCGATATCGCCGGGAAGCTTCTGGTCGAGGCCGGGGAGCGGTACGCCGAGCTCTCGCTCGATATTCGCCCGGTACTGGTAGGCAAAATGTTCGGCGATGTGGGCCTGCGCCGCGGCGAAGATCGCCTGCGCTTGTGGATTCTGCCCGAGCGCCGCTGCCGTTGCCGGGTCCTGGACGAAGGCCGTATGGGACGCGATGTGCGCCTCGTGGTCCTGCCACTCGAAAGCCTTCACCGGCTTCCCTGTGGCGATAGCCATATTCTCAACAACCGGATCGGCGGGCTTGATGTCCGTCTTGTCGGGAATGATTAGTTCAACGTCCTTGATCCCCGCGATGGTCAGCATCTGCCGATGCAGCGCCGCGAGATCGTAGAGTTGCGGAGCCTGCTGCGCCAACTGGACCGCAACTTGGTACAGCGTAATCCTCTGAGACAAAGTCGCGGCGTTCGGATCGGACACTGGGATCACGTCGATGCGGGAGTCGAAGTCGGCCTTCCGAATCAGGCGGCTGCCGCCCTCGACGTCGTACTCGTACTCATCCGGCGCCATGTCCCGCATGACCCGCGCCAGGATGCGAAACTCGTCGCGGAGGCTTGCGTGGAGCCGCGCCTGCACCGCGGACATCACCTTCATCTCCCGCTCCATCACGGCGAGCACGCTGCCCACGGGGGCGTTGCCGCTCATGTCGCCAACCTGGATGTCGGAGATGGAGGCGAGTCGGCGACCGTTCTCCTCGATGCGGTTCAGCAGCGTGAGCAGGGTGCCGGACGGCTCCTTGTAGGGCAACGGAAAGAAGGACTCGCGCAGGGTGTTCGCTCCGAGGTCCACGTCTCGCCACTCACCGGGAGGAACCGGGTCGTCGGATCCGGCCACGCGGGCGTCCTTGGTCTTGAACCCGCCGGGGAGATTCGCGAGAGTGCCGGCGTCGATGAGTTGCCGCTCAATGGAGGTGGCCGCCTTCGCGCTGCCGCCAACGAGATGCAGGACGCCATAGCCATACGGGCCTTCGGCGGGGATGTAGCTGTATGCCGCATACCACACCAGCTTCTGCTTCCTCGGGTCGGGCTCGTCCCAGTTGCGCCGGATCGCCACAACAACGCCGTTGCGGTCGAACGTCACCACATACGGAAGCGGGAGGCCGTCTTCGTTGCGGAGAGGGTCTTCCTCGAGATCCAGCAGGGTATGGCATTCATAGTACGTCCCAGGGTCGGATTCCATCGAGGAGGGAGTCCGCTCGGTGGCCTCGTCGATAGCCTCCTGGAGGTCGGAAACGTCAGGCGTGTCGTCAACGGGAACGTCCAGCCACTGTCCCGTCACCTGGAGCCGCTGCACGTCGGACGGGAATAGCCGGAGGACCTCGGTGTAGCGGGGCGCCGTCTGAAGCGATGACGCGCCGTAGGGGATGATCATATCCTGGGCGCGGACGTAGGTCGCCGCAGGTTTTCCGGTTTGGGTATCCGGGCAGACCTTGCGAAACGCTGACCCGATGAACGCCAGCCCGAAGAGCAGCTTCTCGGTCTCGGTGCGGTAGTCGGGCATCTCCTCGGTCAGCGTATAGTTCATCCGGTCGCGAACACGCTCACTCTGCTCGATGACTTCCTTCGTCACCCGCCCCATGATCTTCACCTTCACCGGGCCATCCGCCGGGAAGATCTCTGTCATCGCGTTCGACTGGAAGCGAACCACCGCCTCGGGGATCATGGTCGAAACGATGCCGCACGCGCCGGCCCAGGGCTCCGTCCGGTCTTCCGGCTTGAAGCCGAGCAGCTTCATGCCATCGCGGAATCCTTCGAGCCAGTCCTCTCGCGACTGCTCATCGGCTTTGACCAAGTCGATGAGATCGTAGCCGATAGAGTTGAGCCTGTCTCGCTCAAGGAATTCGGCAAGGTTGGAATCAAATGGAGCGTCCAGAATGCTCAAGGACTCTTCCGGGTCCTCAATGGTGATCTCGATGCTGCCGTCCTCCAGTTCAACGGTGGTCTCCTTCCCTTCGGGAATCTCGATTACCGTCTCCTGGACCTCGACCAGAGGAATTTCGTCGGCATTCACTCGCTCGATCATTTTCTCTTACAGTATCACATCAGCTAATAGTAGGATTTCACCTTCCGATAGGGGCGGTCTTCCTCTTCCTGGAGATCGTCATGCAGACTCATGAACCTGCCGGAGCGGAAGCGCATCATCGCCATGATGACGGTGTCAACGTAGTCGTCGTGATCGGCGGCGGGGAACAGCGCGACTTCGTCGATGACAGCGTCAGCCCATTCGCGGGGAGGGTAGTAGACGAAGCCCTGCTCGAAGATGGGACTCACCGAGTTCAACCGGACCATCTTGTCTCCGGTCTGCCAGGTCGGCGTGTAGGACTGAATGCTCATGCCCATCTGCCGGAGTTCATGAATCAGCGGCGTTCCTGTCGCCTTCGCCTCGATGATGCAGGCGTCGGGCTTCCACTGCTGGTACTTCTCCTTGGCCCGCTTCTTGAGCGCCGGGAAATCAACCTGGCCTCGCCATGCGTCGAGGAGGATGATCCCGTTGCGCCGGTTGCCGTGCTCATCGGTCGTATCGAACACGCCCCAGGTCGTCACGGCAGAGTAGTCGGAGCGGGTGTCGGCGCTGAATGCTGTGTCCCACGTCTGGATGACGTATGAGCAGATGGGCGGCTTGAGGTCGTAGTCGATCTCGCCGTCCTTGTCCATGCCCCAGCACTTCCATCGCTCCCGCGAGACAATCGAACTCGTCTCCATGAGCGGATTCTGCATGTATTGGGCATTCCAGCGCCACTTGATCATGGTGTTCTTGATCTTCAGGAGTTCTTCGACCTTCCAAAACTCCGGCCAGAGCGACTTCCAGACTGGGTCGCCGTTTTCATCAACGAGCGGGTCGCCGACCTCGTCCTCCTCCATCAGCAGCGCGGGGAACTCAATCACCTCATACTGTTCGGCGTTCGGGTCCGTCCGCATGCGTTCGATGATCCGTCCGGTCATATCGAACGGCGACCACCGCTGCATCACGATGAGGATGGATCCACCCGGCTGGAGTCGGGCGCGGACCTGCGTGAACCAGTTCCACACTTGGTCGAAGTTTTCCTTCGACGGCATGACGCTGGCCTTCTCTGATCCAATGGAGGACTGCTCCCCGTGCGGGTCGTCCAGGATCAGTACGTCCGCGCCGAAGCCTACAGCGGTGGCTGTAGTCGAGGTCGCGAAGTAGTAGCCGCCAGACTGCGTCTTGAATTTTGTCTTCGCCTTGGTGTCGGTCGATAGCCGGAAGTCCGGGAAGATTTCGTTGTACTCCGGCTTGGCAATGATGTCCTTGACGGATTGGCCGAGCTTCTCGACCAGCGTCATGTTGCACGATGCCTGGATGATTTGCTTGGTTGGATTCTTGCCCAAAAACCAGGCCGGGAATCGTACCGAGATGTGTTCGGACTTGCCGTGCCGAGGCGCGATGTTCACGATCACCCGGACGGACTCGCCGGAGTCGATGCGGTGGAATACCTCGGAAAGTTGGCGAAGGTGCGGGCCTTCGACGAAGTTGGGGCTGACCTGCCGCACGAACGTGTTGAAGTCCGTCACTGCCTGGTCACGCTTATACTGGGCCCTCAGTTCCTCCAGTTGCCGGAGGATGTTCGCTCGCTTGTCCTCCGGTAAGGCGCGGAATCGCTGGCTGATCTCGCCAGTCGGATCGCGGATGGCTGCGTTAATCTTCGCGACGAGATCCCGAATCGACGACAGCCGCTTCTCTGCGGCCTGATGCACCGTCAGGGGGACTTCCTTCTTTCCTCTTCTCACGTCCCCATTATTTCAGCACTGGTGAAAAACATAAAGTAATAGAAAAACTAGTTTCAATAAAACTATTGACTTTATTATTCCGCTGGGCGATGATTGACTCATGGAAACAAAAATGCTCCAAGTGAGGTTGCCAGAGGCGCTTCACGCAAAATTAAAGGTGGTCGCTGCGGTTAAAAAAGTTTCGCTGCGTGCCCTAATTGAGAAGCTCCTTGAGGGTGCGATCCAATGAAGATCGCAATCGCGGTAACCATCATGGCAGCCGGGGCAGCGACTATCGCTTATGCCATATTCGAGTGCCAGGATCGCGTGGTCCTTGGGTCTGCTGGTGCGTTCCTGATGGCCCTCGGGAGGATCGTCGGGGGGAGAGAGTGCTGATTGCGCTTGGTGGTCGGCCATCCCATTTACGGGCGCTGTGGAAAGCATCCTGGCCGATCACCTGGCGCAAGCCAGCCGTCTCATGGGCGGTATCTTTTTTACCAGGAGGGTAATAAAAACAGCGAACGGTTAACAGCGCCCCCGGTTACCCGACACTACCAAAGCCGGGGGCATCATTAAGAGGAGAGAGCATGAAGAGAACAGGGTTTATCGGTGGCTCCGATCTCGGATCCATCGTCAACGCGCCGCCCTACGGCTGCGCTCGGAAGTTGTGGTATCAGAAGCGGGCCATCGAGCCTGACTACGAGGTACCGTTTCGCGGGCATCTGCTCCGCGGCGTCAAGCTGGAGCCGCTGATCGTCGAGGAGTACGTTGCCAAGACAGAGAACAAGGTGCGGCGCCGCAAGGCCAGCAAGGGAATTGCCGAACACGAGATCGGCGCGATGGACCGCGTGATCCTCGGCGATGCGCGGGGGCCGGGGGTCCTCGAGTGCAAGTCGGCCAACGAGCGGGCGTTCCGCGAGATGCAGAAGAGCGGCATCCCGCTCGGGTACCAGCTTCAGATCCAGTGGTATATGGGTCTTTCTGAGTATCGGTGGGGGGCGTTCGCGATTCTTGAGCCGTCCAATTGGCGCTTCGAGACCTTCGAGGTAGACTTCGACCCCGCGGCGTTCGCCCTGATGCGGGAATACGTCGACCGATTCTGGGCGATGGTCCAGGGCGATGGCGAACCAGACCGCCTGCCGGCCAGCGACTCGCGCTGCTCGAAGTGCGAGTATCGGTTCTCGTGTCAGGGCGAGGCGCTGCTGGGAAGCGTCGACCCGGACGCGGAAGCGTCGGAGATCCCCGGCATTGCGGCGCTGGCCGCTGAGTACCTCTCCCTTCGCGATGTCCGCGATGATGCCGAGGCGGCCATGGATCAGGTCAAGGAAGAAGCCCTTCGTCTCTTGGGCGATGCGGCTTCAGCCACCGCTCCCGGCTACCGCATCGTCGCCAAGCCGCAAGTCTCTCAGCGCGTCGATACGAACGCGCTGAAATCAAAACACCCGGAGGTCTATCAGAGCGTTCTGAAGCCTTCCGTGTCCAGACCATTCCGCGTGCTCCCGGCGTAACGGGGGAAGGAAAAATGATATGGCAACACTGACAGATCAGATTCAGAAGGCGGCGGAAGCACCGCAGCCACAACCACAGGTGCAGTCGATCTCGACCATCCTCGACGACATCATCTCGGCTAGTGAGGTTGGTTCCGCGGCACGTAGCACCGCGCTCCAGATGAAGAGCGATTATGCCGAGGGGCTGCTTTTCTCGCGGGGCGTCACGGCGACCAAGAAGGTTGATCCGGCGGATATCGCGATGCGGATTCGCTTCGGCCGCGAACTCGGCCTCTCGGCGTTTCAGTCGGCGCGGGGACTCTATTTCGTCAACGGGATCCCCGCGATGATGGGCACCGTGCTTGAACTGCTCATGCGGCGGCACGGCTACGGCTGGAAGTTCCTTCAGCGGGACGTGAAGGGGTGCAAGCTCCAGCTCGTAAAGGGAGGAGAGGCGGTTGATGGCGCGGTGGCTTCGTTCAGCGAGGAAGACGCCAAGCGGATGAAGCTCTCCGACAAGGACACCTACAAGCAGGACCCCGAGTCGATGTTCTTTTGGCGGGCCCTCGGCCGCTTGCAGAAGTTCTACGTCCCCGAAGCGACCGAGTACATTTCCGTCCTGGCCCCCGGCGAGGTGCCGATTGAAGAGGTGGTGACCGCAACGGAAGACCGTATCTCAGCAGCCACCGCGCTGCGTGAGAAGATGGAAAGCCTGAAGGAGGCTGAATAATGACCTACGAAGACAAGAAGCGTTACGAATGCTCGATCCTTGGCGTGAGGCACGTAAAGATCGGGCAGAACCAGACCCAGGGCCTTGAGGTTGCCCTCCGCATGGAGGATGGGAAACAGGACTCGGTAACGAAATTTCTTACGCCGAAGGCAATGGAGAGCACCCGGAAGAGCCTGATCGGTCTCGGTTGCAGCGAGAGCGATCTAACGGGCAGCGACTGGCTGCGGAAGATCAACCAGGCCTTGAGTAATAGGCCGGCAGTCGCCATTGCCGAGGACAACGGGAAGTACGGAGTTCGTCTGGCGGCGCTGTACGCGCCGAATCAAGGTCCACAGATTGAAGAAGTTGGCTCTTCGCCGTCGCCGTTTGATGTGGTGGGCGATGAGGGCGTTCCGTTTTAAGTTGAGAGAGGAGGAGAACATGAAGTTAGTAAAGTTTGGAAATGTTTTGGTCAACCCGCAATACGTCATCGCGGTACAACAAACCATGCAGGAGGGCCATTGCTGTCTATGTTTTGCCCATGACTTGGAGTCCTTGGGCACTACGTTCCTTGTGAATGGCACTCTCGAACAAGTAGCCGAGCGATTGGGGGCGACTATCGCATGATCACTACCTTTGTGATCCTGGCCCTGGCCGGCCTGATGATGCTGTTCTTCGTTCGCCACCGAGAAACCGGATGCGATGGAGTCTGTTACACACTTGTCCTGCTTTCCAATGGGGCAAAGTTGCTCTCGCGTTTGTTGATGGCACTTGCCGCTGCCGAGGCTCGATTCCGCGAAGGACTCGACGCCGCAGCGGTGGCCGGAAGAGTGGAGATGGGGAAGGCATGGAGGGAATCGAGATGATGGAGAATCGAATGGTCGTACCCGGTGCGGATCATCCGGCCTACCAGCGGGAGCCGGAGCAGGTGCGCCTTGCCATGCCGCTGACGCCGGCCGAGGCCATGGCGCTCGTGGCTAAGTGCGCGACGGTGGCCGACGAGGCATGGGAGCGGCTGGCGGCTTATTGCCGGTCGCGGGGATATGTGGTGCCGGAGTGGGAGATGGTCGAGGCCGAGGCCTCGGCGGATGGGGTGACGATTGTGGTGGAGCGGAGGGGCGAATGAGAACAGCATCTGACGTGCTGACAAATCCGAAGCCGGGGGACATTATCGACATCGAATCAAATTGGCGTCGATGGGTGCGGAGCGTATCTGACGGTGTCGTTATCTTTGACAGTCAGAACAGTAACGGGAAGTATTCTTGCACGGCTACATTGGACGGCTGGAGAATAGTGTGCCAGCTGCCGACCATCGAGGTTATCCATGTCGCCGAATAACGAACACGCCGCACGGCTGCGGGAGATGGCACAAGAGCAACTGGACATGGCAAAGACGTTGACGCCTATGTACAGCTCAGGCCTAATTGCGACTTGCAGGGCCGACGCCGCCGCCCTGCTCGCCGGGGCCGAGGCCCTAGAGAAATGCGATGATATGCGACGGCTGGCGGAAAAACTAACGGCAGACGGATCGCCCGTGTTGGCTGGTTTTGCCTACACGATTCATTGCATTTTAGACGCCAAAGACAGCGCTGCCCTGGCGCGGCTGGAGGGGAAATGACGAACAAAGAGAAGGCCGCACGCCTGGAGGGCATGGCCGCGAAAAAAGACTTTGCCGCAGAGCATGCGAAATCAGCAGTGTTTAGCGACTGTGGAACATGGGTTGCTGAATTTACCGCTGACGCCGCTTTGCTCCGCGAGGCAGCGCAGTTGATGCGGGAGCGGGAGGGGAAGTAAATGGAAACGCTCTACATTATGACCGACAACGGCATGGCACTACGGCTGGAATACCTTGCCGCAGAGTGCGAAGCGTCTCAGAGCCTATGCGGTGATTTGCTTAACTCCCCCGAGGCGGCAAACATGCACGGGGCCGACGCCTTTATTCTTCGCGAGGCCGCGCAGTTGATGCGGGAGCGGGAGGGGAAATCGCTGCTGACCGAGTGCGATTGGAAGGGCATGTACGAGGCCCAGGAGCGCGACATGGCGGCGCTGCGGAAGGAGCAGGAGGCGCTAAAGGCCGGGCGGGAGGAGGCAATGTCTTTGCTTGGCAAGCTTATGGAGGCTATGGCGGCGCTGCGGAAGGAGCTGGAGTGGGCAGCGAAAATGGAATCCGGCTGGAGTCAACGTGAGGTGACAAATGACTAACCAAGACCATGTGTTTAGTATTCTCGACGACGTGTTGCTACTTCTGTCCGGTCAAGGATTCCCGACGCCTGAGAAGACCTACAAGCTAGATGGCGGCTGGGGCTTGGCGCTGTCGGATCTGCGGCGGTGCTTTGATCAGCACCGCGCCCGCATCGCCGAACTGGAGGCCGAGCGGGACGCGGCGAAGGCCGGGGAGGCTAGGGCGGTGGAGGCGCTGAAGGGTGTTGCGGAAGCAGGCTGGTTGCCAGACATGGAGGAGGTCATACACAGCGTTGATTGCACTTGCGATTTTTGTGACCAAAATCGCTTGCTTGAAACCATCGAGCAAATTCTTCCCGACGACACCCAACCCGCCCTCGACTGGCTCGCCCAGCGGGAGCGCGAGGCGGCGGAAGCGGAGTTGCGCGGGCTGTGGAGCGGGTGGGTGAAAAACGATCTTTACCGGTATGACGTGGGGGAGGTGTGGAGGTACATCCGCGACCGTGCCGCCGCCCTTACGAATCAACAGCCTACCGCATGTCCCCGAAGCGAAGTTCGGGGAAAGGAGCGTTTCCGTGCGTAACCCCATGAAGAACCCCCAACCCGGCGACCGCTTTCTTCTCCCACATCGGCGCGGGTGGGAGGAGGTGGAGATTGCGAGGATTTTCTGGGACATCCACCACACCTGGGAGTTCGTGGAGTACGTAAGTAAGGCCGAAGGGGAACGGCTGGTGCGGCTCAAGACGCTCAAGCGGCGGATCGCGAAGGGGAAGGTGATATTGGAGGAGCTTCAATGATTGAAATCAAACGAAAAGATGGATCAGTGATAAAAACGATTGACGCGGATTCGCTGAGCGGGGCGAACCTGAGCGGGGCGGACCTGAGCGAGGCGGACCTGAGCGAGGCGAACCTGCGCGGGGCGGACCTGAGCGGGGCGGACCTGAGCGAGGCGGACCTGAGCGAGGCGGACCTGCGCGGGGCGGACCTGAGCGAGGCGGACCTGAGCGAGGCGGACCTGCGCGGGGCGGACCTGAGCGGGGCG